TGGCTGACGGCGAGAAATCGGCCAGGCTGAACGACGTCGTCTCGCCCGAGAGCCCTTTACTCGTCATGCCGATCCGGTCCCGCTCGCGCCAGCGCAGGCCGACCGTTTCGATGCAAGCTTGCGCCAGGTCGAGCGGGACCACGTCATAGCCGGCGGTGTACTTGAGCGCGATGTTGTTTCGGCCACGCGCGAGTAGGTGATTGCCCGATAGGTACAGGGTGGTGTCATCGAACGAAATGTACTGCGGATCGATCGCACGACCGTCGACGACCACGGATGACACGCGCGTTATGGGAGCATTGCGCAGGACCATGAACGCGGATCCGGTGCCGTCCTGGGAATGCTTGTACAAGGTGCTCGCGATGGTGCGCCCCATCAGGCGCTGCATCGTGGTTGAGCACGCGGTGACGAGGCGCTGCAGGGCCGCGTCGTGCTCGGTTTTCGCGTCGGCGAACCCGAGCCACTCCCGCACGTCAGCCACGGTTGCCAGGTCGAGTTCGGAGCGCATGATTACTTGGCCTTGCTCGGCTTGGCGTCAGCAGGCGGCGCCGGCGGCGGAGGCGGTGCGGCTGCGGCCAGGGCCGCTTCGCGCATCACCAGCGCGGTTTCACGGTTGCCCAGGTCGGCGGCGCGGGCGTTCAGTGCCGCTTCGCGATCTTTCAATTCGTTGTCGAATTTGTCGAGCGTGATGCGGTAGTCCGTCAGCGACTGGTCGCGCGCCTCGAAGTCGGCCTGCAGCTGAGCGGCGCGCTCCTCGAGCGCAGCCTTCATACGCGCCAGATCGTCGGCGCTGTAGGTAGTCGGCACGACCGGCGCATCGCCGTAGGTGAAGCCGTGCGACAGCAGCACGTCATGCACCGAGTCGTCGTCGCATTGCAGGTTGCCTTTGCCGTCCACGTCGTAGGTTTTCCCGCTGACGGTGATCGACGTTGCGCCGACCGGCGCCTTGTAGGTTCGTTTTTCCATGTTTGCTCCGTGGTGGATTGAAAAAAGGGCGGCGCATGACGGGCCGCCCTTTTCGTCCTATCGCTTCGGGCTGATTAGCCGTTGGCGATGTTCAGGATCATCGCGTAGGCGAACGGGGCGTACACGGCCAGCACCTGCTCGCTGTACACGCCGGTTTCGTACTGGCGGCGGGTTTGCGGCCAGTCGATCTGGTAGTAGTCCTGGCGGGTTTTGATTTCCGCCACGTTTTCCACGTCGTTCGACTGGTAGTAGGTCGGCAGCGACAGGCACTGACCCAGGATCGCGCCCGGCGCCAGGTTCGGGTGCAGCTTGACCGGGATCATCTTGCCGCCTTCCGGGGTGTACGGATTGAAGTACGACGCGATCACGCCGCCAGCGGTCAGGGTGTACGGTTTGCCTTCCAGACCTTGAGCGTTCTGGTACTGCAGCAGCGAAGCGTTGCTCGAGCCCGACAGGCACTTTTTCGTAATGCTGCGGAGCTCTTGCGAGTTCACCCACAGTACGTCGACCGACAGGCGCGAGGTGTCCCACTGCGCCTTCAGCATGTCGTCGATTTCCACGACGGTGCCGTAGCCCGACGGGGTCAGGGTCGAGCCCACGCCGGCCACGCCGGTCGGCAGGTAGCGAACGTACGCGCCGGACGACGGGTTCAGGGCGGCCGACATCAGGCCGTCGTAGGCAGTGGCGTTCGTCGAGCAGTCGGCATTCGGCAGGGTCGATGCCAGTTGACCGGTGCCGGCCAGGCTGGTGAACACGGCCGAGTTGACCGTGGTGATCGCCTCGAGGCGCTCAGCGCCAGCCGAACCGACGAACCAGGCGTAGGCGACGGCGCCGTTGACCGAAGCCACGGTGGCGGACAGCTGCTGACCGAGGGTCACGGCCTGGGTGGCGCTGGCCGACTGGCGCGACGAACCGCCGTTCAGGGTGTAGGTCTGGTTGTCGGCACCGGTGATGGTTTTCTGACCAGCCACGCCGCCAGCCACGGACGACTGCATGAAGCCTTCCTGGGTCAGCGCCACGGCGATCACGCTGTAGGTGGCGTTGGCGATGGTGCCGTTGGTACCCGACGCGGACAGGCTCGGGGTCGGGCAGGTGCCCAGCTGAACCGAGTTGTTACCGGCCAGGATGCCCGCCTCTTCCTTGATCATGGTCTTTTGCAGCAGACGCATGGTCATGGTGGCGCGCACGTCCTCGAAGGTGCGGCCGGCGCTGACCGCCTCGAAGGTCACAGCGTCCTCTTCGCCGAGGGTGACGTAGTTCGCCGCCTTCGGGGCGCTGGTGTAGCTCATGCGCGCCGAACGCTGACCTTCCGGGATCCAGCCCATGGCGTCGAAGCCCGAGCCGACCAGCTTGTTGATGGTCTTCCAGTTGGTCGCCAGGCCGAAACCGCCGCCGACGCGCGGCAGAGAATTGCGCAGCGGAGTCAGGACCGGGTACAGATTTTTTGCGGGCGCCTGCAGGTCGAAGCCGACCAGGCCGGTACCCGTGGTGATCGACTTTTGGATGTCGACCGTGCCAGGTGCGGCGAGGATGCCTTTGAGGACACTCAGAGTGTCGTTCGTTTGTGCGTTGCCGGACATAAGATGCTCCTTATCTAAGGGGATACAACTGCTTGGTTATTGGTTGATGAAAGAACGGAGCGGTGTGCCCCCCGATTGGTGCAATTTCTTGATGGCCTCGCGCGCCATCGCCTCGTGGTCGACGGAACCGTCGGCCTTGGTGATCGGTTGCGCAACGACCGGTGCGGTCGCACCGGCATCCGGCACGTCCACGCCCTTTTCGACAACGATGCGCAGGCGCGCCTGCGACGGCGCCGGTGCGGATTCGAACTTCGCGACCTTCGCCGCGAGCTCGTCGCGTTCGGTTTCGAGCTTGGTGATCTTGGCGGTCGCGTCGGCGAGTTTGGCGATCGCGTCCGAATCGGGCGCCAGGCGCGCCAGAACGGCCGTGGTGGCTTTTTCGTAGCCGTCCGCCAGAACGATCGCGGCGACCTCGTTCTCGGGCATGTGGGCCTTCGTGATGGCCAGGTAGCCCGCCAGCGATCCGGCGGTGGCCGCGTCGTCGAGCGACTTGCGCAGCGTGGTGGCCTGCTCGGACAGTTCGATGTCGAGCGTTACGACGGCCGCGCTGGCCGCTTCCGGCGACTTGAACTGCGCGACGAACTCGGCGATCTCTTCGGTTGCCATGGCCTGGAAAATGGCCGCGCCCTGCGTCAACCACTCGCGCAGCTGTGCCGGTACCGGCGAATTGTCCTTCTCGCAGTCGGCCTCCCACTCAGCGTCCGAGGTCAGGTAGCCGATCGACATCATCAGGTCGGCGAATCGGGACACGCCGTACATGCCCTTTTCGATCTTGGCCGGTGCGGCGCCGTCGGCCTTGGTGACTTCCGGCTCGGCAGCGGCCGGCGGCGTTGCGGGTTCGACGACCGGATCGGCCGGCGGCGTATCGACCACGGCGGGTGCGGCGGATTTGGCGATTTCGGCCTGCGCCAGTTCGACCAGGCGCGCGGGCGAGATTTCCGACTTGTTGAGCAGTTCGGCCAGCGCGTCGACAGCGGACGCATCCTCGGCCGACACGGTTACGGTCGGCGCGGCGCCCAGGTCCTCGGCCTTCCACATGCTGATAACCGCCTCCGGGTTGGCCGGGCGATCCACCAGGCTGATTTCGGTCAGGGTCATCGCGGTGATGGTCTTGCTCAGCTTGTCGTAGCCGCCCGGGACCTGGTTGCCGCCGATCGAAAATCCCTTGTAGACGCCGGCCTTCACCTTCTTGACCTCGTTCTCGTCGACGACTTTTGCTTCGATGACGGTTTGACCTTCATCGTTCACTTCAGCCTTGACGACCACGCCGGCCGCGATCGGCTGGTGCATGGCGCGCAGCGCGCCGGTACCGTACTTGAAAAATTCGGGCAGGGCGTTCTCCATGGCCGACTTCGAGACGATCTCGCCGTGCGCATCGACGGCCTCGGTCGAGGCGATGCCGAAAACGGTGACGGAGCCGTCGTCGTTATCTTCGATTTTCGAGATACCGGCGAAGCGGGCAACTTTCTTGATTGCATCGGACATGGGTTCCCCCTGGAAATTAAATCGGATTATATGTTGACTTCTGGAAAAGAACAATCATTCTGACGTTTCGTCCGGTAGCAGCACGGCCACCAGGCAGCAGCGGCAGTTCGGGTGCGCGGGTGGCGCGGTGTCGCCCGACGGATACAGATCGCCCAGCATGACCACGCCGGCGTCGGCGTTCGCCTGGCAGATTTCGGACACGAGGTCGTCGTTCGAGGTGGACCACTCGGTGCCCTCGACAACGCCCGACTCGACGTAGGCGTCCATCTGGCCGGCCGAATCCGCCATGGCCGTCTCGGTGCGCGCGATCATCATGGCGCGATCTTCCGAGAACGCGAACGATTCCTGCAGCTGGTCCGCGAGCTCGTCCATGGTCAGGCCGTCATCGGTGGCGCTGGCGACCATGCCCTGGATCATGTCCCGGGTCGAGTCGGAAATCACCCATTCCGCGTTCGGGTTGTCCACCAGTTCACCGTCGACCCACTTCTTGCCGACCATTTCGGCCGCACGATCCTGGGCCCAAGCCGTCACGCGCGGACCGAAGTTCACGTCGGCGTCGTCCTGGCCGATCTGCTCGAGCGCAGACTTCGCGCCTTCGGTGCCGATTTCGACCAGGATCGGCTGTACCTTCGGCACGAGTTCGTCCCAATCGATCGAGATCGTCGCGTGCGGCTTTTTCTTCGGGTCGTCCGCCTTCGTCACCCGCGTGGTTACCTTCGCGACCTGGTCGGCCAGGAAGGCGTGGATCGCCTTACCCAGCTTGCCCTGCAACTTTGCGACTGTAGCCCGGTCCGGATTGATTGGACCGGGCCGGCGCTTTTTTGCTTTTGCGATCACCTCCGCGCGAGCCTGGCCCAGGTACTTACCGACCTTCCCATCTTCACCGCCGTCGGGCGGTGGGTCGCCCTTGTCCGGCTTCTCACTTGTGAGATTGCCGCCCTTCTTTCCGCCTCCGGGCGGTGGGTCCTCGCCGTCGTCCGGACCAGCACCGAACGGCGACACCGGCGCCGGGTTCAGCGCCTTGATTTGCTCCAGCTGTTCCGGCGTGAGCGGGTCGCGGCCGAGCTCCTGGCGCACTTCGTCCACGGTAAGCACCTTCTCCTGCAGGTAAATCTGGTCGACCTGCGCGCGCTCGAGCGGATCCTGCGCCTCTTCGCTGTCCCAATCGAAGCAGAGGCCGGTATAGCCGAAGTGGTTGTGGATGATGAAATTCATCAGGTTCATCACCCACTGCATGATCGGAGCCAATCCTTCCGCGATCGCAGCGTCATGCGCGCTTTCGGCCGTGGCGCGATTCACCTGCTTGATGAACGGTGTCGGGCTGATCGAGAAGGCGAAACACACCACGCGCGCGAGCCACTCGTCGAATTCATCCTTCAGAATGGAATCCTTGGTCGGCTGGTACTTCAGGCCGCCCGGGACGAATTTGCCCTTGCGCTTTTGCGCCTCTTGCCCTTCCGTCATGGAATCCCAATGCGTCTGAAATTCCCTGATCTGCGCGACGGTCCAGGTTTCGGGTACGCTGAGCAGCGCCTCGGGCATGTTGCCTTCGGTGTAGTGCTGGAGCACGTTGACCGAGCGGCGCAGCGCCATGTTCACGGTCAGAATGACCTGCTCGACCGGGCTGAAGCCGTACACCTTCCACACGCGGCGGTTGCGCGGGCGGTAGATCAGTTCATCGGTCGAGTAGTTGATGGCCGGGATGCCCTTAAGCACCTGCTGGTACGCGGGTTCCGGCGCCATCGGCGTGCGGCCGTGTTCGTCCAGGATGCGCTTTACCGTCGCACCGTCGAGCGGCTCGCACGCGTACGGCTTGCCGCCGTTCGTCTTGCGCATGTAGATCGCGGGCGCGTCCGTGACCAGCACCTCCTCGAGCAGCATGCGCAGCCACGTGTCCCAATCGTTTTCTTTGTCCGGGAACTGGAAAAACGCCTCGACCTCCTCGCACCGCTTGTCACGCTCGACGCCGTCCTTTTTCGGCTTGACCACCCAGCGCATCTTTGCCATCTGGTCCTTGCGGGTTTCGATGACCAGGCGCAGCACGTCGCACGCATCGGCCAGGCCGCGCAGCTGGGAAAAGCTTACCGCTTCATTCGAGCGCGGCGTTGCATTACGGTTGAACCCGACCGGATAGTCGAACATTCGACCGCGCACAGATTCCACCTGCCCCTCGCCGGTGACGAGCGGCGTCATGGGCTCGGACGGGCCGAACCAGTCGGCCACGCCGCGCAGGGCGGCGCCGATGCCGGTCATCGCGCGCGCCATCACGCCCGATTCGATTGGTGTTTTCGTCGCCATCGTTATTTATCCTTGTGGCGCAGTTGGAAACTGCGGTCGTACCGCTCGCCGTTGATGCACTTGACGCGGAATATCAACTCGTTGATCGCTTCGTCGCTCGAAAGGTCGAGGCCCGACAGCTTGACTCCGACGAAGCCGCGCGGGTCTTTCACGAATGCGTCCATCGTGACCGTGGTTCCCTTCGGGATGGCTTCAACGGTTTCGATGTTTGTTCCAGCCGACACGATGTCGCTGTACATCTTGAGCCCGTAGAAAAGGTCGTCGTCCGGGTCGGTGTCGATCGTCCAAACGCCGCCACGAAGAACAAACTCGCTTTCGTTGTTGTTCGCGTCGAGGTCGAGGATTCGCTTTATAGAAATGATCGGTCCGACTTCGCTCATGATTTCAAACTCCCCTTCGAGGTCGCCGGATATAGCACCAACGATGTGATAGGACCCGACCAATTCGGAATCCGCGCCCAAGTGGACCATGTACGCTCCCGGCAGGTCGGAAACAACCCCCGCCAGCATCATGTAGGACGCCGCCATGTCGCGAACGATCGTTGAAAGCATGCCGTACAAGCCAGCCAAATCGGCCGCCACGCTGCCGCGCACCTGATACGACGCTGCGGCATCTGCATGCACCGATTGCAGCACGCCGTAGGACGCAGACAACGTTGCGGCCACGCTGGTGTTGATCGCGTAGGCTCCCGAGACGTCAGACGAGACCACGCCGCGCACCGCGTACGATGCGGCGAGGTCTGTCAGCACGCCGTATGAGACAAGATACGATGCTAACAAATCGCCCGAAACGGAAGTCGTTGCCGAATCGGGCGAGACGCCGCCAAATGGACTTCCCAGCGGTGCGCCTAACATCAATTGACTCCCACGCCGAAGAGAATCTTGTGTTTGCCAGTCACGGCATTTCCCGAGGTATCAACGGCAACAAAGTTCGGGGCCAGGCCGCCGCCGCTCACGACACCATGCCCCCGCACGATGAGCAGCGGCAGCGAGCCTTGTTTGTACAGAAGGTCAGCGTTGAACCCGCTGTTGCGCTCGGGGTCGTACAGAGTGACGGTAAGCGCATGGTCGCCATCCATGACGAACGCATTGTCGGTCCATTCTGCCGAGTAGATGCCAATATTCGAGGCGTGCTTCGCCCCTTTCAGCACCACGCCGTTGACGTTGCCGATCGAGATCAGGTTGTCGATGTGCGTGTGCTCTTGCAGGATCACGGCGTTGTTGTAGCCCGAGATATAGACCATACCGACGTTCAGCAGCAGATGGTTGTCCACCGGAGGCATGATGATGCCGCAGCTACCAGTCGTCGGCTTGACCATGTCCGGAATACCGCGCGACACATCAATGCGCAGTTGATCGAGCCACGGCACCTGCGCGGCGAACTGGAAGTTCAGCGCCGACAGCGGATTTGCCGCGCCGCCCGAACCCTGTTGCGCAACAGTTGTGCGGATGCCGAGCTTCTCGAAGCTGACGTTGGTATAGTTCCAGGGCCAGGCATCGCCTGCGTTCGGCTGCTCAAAACCGAAGACAGCCGGGTTGTTGGCTGCCGGAACGTCTGCCGCAGTAAGGGTTGAGAAGAACAGCGTACCGTTGGTCGGCGGCTCGACGCTCCTGAGCCCTTGCTGCTCGAAGTCCGGCGCGCCTGCGCCAACGATGCGCAGACTGCGGTTCGGGTGCGCTTCGCGCGTGTCCCGGATAGCCACTTGGCAGTTTCCGCTACCGGCACGAGGACCAGCCAGCTTGAAATTTCCGACCGGGTAGCGTACCTCCTGAATGCCACGATTCAGCGCCTCGTCCATGGCCGCCTGGACGCCCGCCGTAGAGTCGTTTGTTCCGGTTAGGTCAACCACGTACTTACGCGAAGCACCGTCGATGAAGTTGGGCTTGACGATGAGCTGGTCCGATACCATGACGTAGGCTTCTTTGGCCCCAGCGCCAAACGTCGGCACGACACCCGCCCCGGCTGACCCGTCTTCAACGGAAATCACAGCCAGCGAAGTGGCGTTGACGAGAGTGAAGTACCCTTCCATCCATGCCGAGCCGCTGACTTCACCCACGAACGCATAGATGTAGTCACGCCCGCTCGCCCAAACGGACGAGAACGAACGCCACGGTCCGGCGACAGCGCCCGACAGGGTAACGACGCCGCCCACGCTGACGTTGGACACGGACTCGCGGACGCGGGTGCGCAGTTGCACCGGAGTCGGGATTGGGGCTGCACTGGACGCCGGGACGGTGATGGTCACCGTCGCCGTATGCGCGCCGTCCGATGCGGTCGCGGTGAGGCTGAAGGTCTGATCGCTGCCGGTCGCGGGCGGCGCGGTGAACGTTGCCGGGTTCGCGGTCGTGCTGCTCAGGCGTGCCGCGCCAGTGCCCGACCACGTGACAGCCTGCGACGGGCCATTGGTACCTGCAACGGTCGCGGTAAAGCTTTGCGTGCTGCCGCCCGGTACGCTCGCGGGCGACGGCGAGATAGTCACGCCAGTGATGGTCGGTGCGGCCGGGGCAGCGGTGGTAAAGCTCGTGGTGACGACCGAACTGACGCCGCCTGATGGATCGGTCTGCACCACGTGCAAGTAGTACAGCGTCGAAGGCGTCAGGCCCGAGCCATTGACCGCTTGCGCTCCCGCTGCGGTAACGGCGCGGCTCTGGCCGGTCTCGACCACAGTTGCGGTATCGGTTGGGTTGGCGTCGTACAGCCAGTACAGCGTGCCGGCTGCATCATCGGTGGTGACGGTGGCCGTTACTGACACGGAGTCGTATGCGGTGACAGTCAGGCCAGTCAGGTTCGGGTTTGTGATCGCGCCCGGAACCGTTGCAGACATCGACGTAATCCACATGCCCGAACCAGCGCCGGCAGCAACGAAGAAATAGAGGCCGGTGTACCCTGCTGCCGTGATTGGGCTCGGGTCGGTGTAGTCGATCAGGACAGCGCCGTTGACCGTCAGCTTGAGCTGGGAGCCGATTACGTCGAACTGAACGTTAGGTTCGTTTCCCTGCGAATAAGAGGTGGTCGTGCTGGCAATTGCAATCTGCGCAACGTCGGTTGCGTTACCCGATGCGGTCAGCTTCCAGGCCGCCCACTTCCCGGCCGACTTGGAGATCGCCGCTAGATAACCCGTAGTGCCGTCCGCCGACATACGGGCGGTAAGGCCGACAAAGTCGAAATTCGCTGAATCGTAATGGAATGCCGCCGATACCGAAACGTCAGCACCAGGCGCGATAACGCTTGGGCGCACGATCTGCGCCGTTGGCGAGTTGCCGCCGTTAGCCACGATGCCGCCGGACGCGGTGAACACTTGCGGCGAGACCGTACCGCGCGCCTGCACCCATGTTGCGCCGCTGTCGGACGTGTGACCGCCGACCAGATTGACGGTCGAACTGGTGCTGAATAGGTCGTTAAAAAAGGACATGCGCTACCCCTTATCAGGCCGTATCGCCGGTCACGCGCAGCGTGAAGGTATCCGCCGCAGCAGCGGTCCCAGCGTTGACCGTACGGCGCACCCACACGGCGCGGGACTGGCCGGCCGGGATGTCGCCGAGTGCGGCGCTCGATCCGAAGGTGACGCCAGCCGGGGCAGTGTGTACGTCAACCACCGCAGCCTCGGTGCCATTCAGCGCCGACGCGCCGATGCCAACCGCGATGTCCGTAGTCGGGCTCGGGGTGTTGGCGGGGACGGTGAGATTTGCGCCGATGAGGGTCAGCGAGGCGTGCGCGTTGTGCACGTAGACGCAGCGATAATCCACCTCGCCCGCACCGGCGTCGATAGACGACACGTCCGTGAAAATGTTCGCCCCGGCGTCGGTGGATGACTTCGCGCCACCGATCGACGCCGTCGGGTTGGTGTTGGATGCACCGCCCGACAGGCGGTAATGAATATCAGTCGAGGTGATGGACATGGCGGCTCCGGTCAAGTTTTCAGGGCTGCGGCCAGGTGCCCTGCGGCGAGTCGATCATGCGTGGCGGCGGCCGCTTCGTAGTTTTCCGCCGTGCAAGTTTCGCCATTCTGCCTGAAAATTGCCGCGTTGACACGCGCAAGATGGGCCTGCTGAGTGTGATAACGATGTTTTTCGTGTGGGGTGGCACCGGTGGTGTCGAACGTCCCGCCTGGCGCGCGCGGCTGGAAGATGGTCATTTTTGGTTCGCCTCGGCCTGTTGACGCATGAATTCTATCATGCCCAAATTGCCCGACATCAACTGGTTGTAGGCACGGGACGCACCGTCCACCTGGTCATCGTTGGCGCCGTTGGGGAAGGTCCGGAGCTCGTCGATGAACTTGGCGTTCCACTCACCGCGCACCATATCGACGTTGCCCACGTTGACCTGAGCGGCGAACGGTTCGGCACGCACGACCTTGTCGCCCGACTCCGGCGAGAAATGGACGCTGTGGCCGGCCAGCGCCTGCGTCACCAGGTAGTGCACCTGCGATTTACCGGCCGCGCCAGGATCCTGCGGGATGGATTGCGTGGTGCCCGAGCCGTCGCGCTGCGCCGCGTTCTTGACCGCCTCGTCGCGCTCGTGGGTGATCCACTGGCCGCGCACGACGTCGGAAATGATGATCCGCCCGTTCGGCCTGATGCCCAGGCGCGGGCCGGCCGTGTAGTCCGACTTGGTGCCGTCGCTGGAAGCGAAGTCCCAACCGCGCGTCCAGCGGATCGCCTCGTTCGGGACCACCTCGAGCGTGCCGATCTTGTCCGGCTTGAACACGTTCCCCTGCTTCGCCGTCGGGCGCTGCTGATACAGCGCGAGCCAATTGGACGAATCCATGATGGCCTCGCGCTCGCGCAGGAACTCGATCGACTTGTGCTCCGGGAACAGCGCCTCGCCAGCCTTGCGGTGCGGTTCATCCACCTCGGCGATTGCCGGGTAGGACTTGACGACCACGCCCGGGTAGCGATCGACCAAACGTCCCACCGGGTCATCGGTGTGCCAGCGCGTCAGGATGATCAGCAGGCCAGCGTCCTCGGAGAAGCGCGAGAAGAAATCATCGGTGAACCAGTCCCAGGCCGCCTCGCGCACCGTCTCACTGTTGGCGTCCGCGCGACCCTTGATCGGGTCGTCGACCACGCCCAGGTCGAGCGATTCACCGGTGATCGATCCGCGCACCGTGGTGTTTCGGAAGTAGCCTTCGTGCCCGGCGAACTCGAGGAAATTTTGCGTGCGCTGCACACCGGATCCGGGCGTGCCCAGGATGACGCGGTCAGTGAACACGCGGCGATGCACCTTGCCGGCGTAGATGCGCCGCAGCTTCAGGTTGGCGCGCAGGCCCAGCCGGTCCGAGAAAGAAGCGTAGATGGCCCGCTTGTCCGGATGGCGCCCAGCCAACCAGGAAATGAAGTCGACGATCTGGACGCTGTTGTGCGTCGGCTGCATCGTGCGCCCCACCAGGTACAGGCCGTCCGGCTCTGCGACCTGGATGCAATGACCCATTTTCCCGCTCGGTGCGTAGTCTATCGCGACGATCGGTTCGCGCCGCTGCGGCGCCAGCACACGGTTCCGCTTACGCTCGAGCGCGCACGGGATGACGAGCGTCGGATTGAACCCGATGACGGAATACGGTTTTTTACCGACGATGCCCGACGAGCTCGTTTTCGGCCATTCGATCACGTGGCTGTATCGCCAGCCAAACGTCGACAGTAGGTGACAAAACGTTTCGGCCAGCGCCGCGTCGGCCGTGGTGAACACGACCCGCCCGTTTTTCTGGTAGCAGTAGCCGTCCGTGTCGATCAGGCCAGCCAAAAGGTCCAGACGCTGGTGCAGCGACGCACCCAGGTACACGTCGGGTATGCGTTTGGCACGCACGCCACAAGTCTCGGCGAAAACACCAGTCGCACGCAGGCGATCACGCAGGAGCGTGAAACCGCTCGTCATCACACCAGTGGTCGCATGGCGCCATGTGGACGATATCGGATAACCGCGTGCCTGGATGCGATCAACCACGGCTGCGTCGCGTTCGTCGTAGGTTATCGTCGGCGCGGTTTGACTGCCGTCGCCGAGCCAGGCACCCAGCACATACGGATCCAGTGGTAACTCGACGTCGGCGCCATCGAACGGCATGACAGGCGGCAGTTGGAACGTGTAGTGGCACCCGCGAGCGCCTGGCGTGCCGGTGTACAGCGGGTGCCGGTCCGGATCCGATCGGCGGCCGCGCTGGACCATCTGCTGCGTTTCCAGCGTGTCGTATCGCTTCGTATTGCGGTTGTAGACGGTCCATTCATGCGCGCCGTGGCACCATATGACCTCGCCGTTACCGAACGTGACGCGCCAATCCGCCTCAGCCCGCGCCGACACCGCCACCACCTCGGTCCAGCGCCCAGACGGGTGGCGCACGCGATCGCCGATGCGCAGGTCGCCGTGTTTTTTCCAACCAATTGATGTCAAAACATCAATGTTGTCCCAAAGTAACTTCCCATGCTGCGGTGGTGCCTGAATGACAAGTTTTGGCCGCTTGCCGGCCATGAGATCCGCTTCGAACTGCTGCAGTACCTCGGCAACCTCGCGTTGCCACCATCCCCACTTCGCGGTCGGGTTGAGTAGTTGGCGGTATGTGAGGAAGCAATCGCGCGCCTTGCGGTAGCGCGCCTCAAGGATCAGTTCCAGCTTGCGCCGGTTAGACAGTTGTTGGGTCGATACCATTGGCGCGCAGTTCCGCGTCGAGCTCCTCGTCGGTCATGTCGACCACGCCGCCTTCGTCCGCGTCAGCGGCGCCAGGCAGGCCCACACGGTGCGCGGCGATCAGCCCCATGCCGATCGCGCCGGCTTCGTTCGCGGTGCGCGTGATGGCGCTGATACCGCTGACCAGGTCGCGGGTTTTGTCGTTGAGCGGCTTGTCCGGGTTGATCCTGTTGGCCTGCGCGCGCGCCAGGGCGGTCAGCTTGCGCGAGGTGTACGCGCTGTCCTCTGCCGCGCAGGTAAGGTGCACCGTGATGTTTTTCATGCGCTGCGCCAGGTCGCGCACGATGATTTGGCGGGTTTCGGGTAGCGCGGCGATCTTCTCGTCCACTACGGTCAAGGCGTTGTCCGCTTCGACCTTCTCGCGTGCCAGGTCGCGCAGGGTGGTCACGCCGCGCGATCGTTCCGCCAGGCTCGGCTTGATCTTGCGCCGGATGGCCGTATCGCTGATTTCGATGCCTTGGGTCGCCAGATCGCGCACCAGTTGATCGACCGACACGCCGTCGACCACGTGCCGATGCTCAAGCCGTATCCATTGCTCCTTTGTCAACTTTGACGGGCGACCCATTTTTCGTTTGTTTCGTGCGAATTAGTTTGTTCGAACATAGGGGAACATAATGCACGAACGAAACTAATTGCGCAACATCAATCGATCCACTCGCCACGCTACCGACCACAAGCAACTCACCCACCACACCCACGCAACACCCGGCATGTTCCGGGTTGACCTAACCCTTTGATTCCTAACCCTTATTTACCATATTACCCATATACCCTTAATGAAATAGGTTAGAAGGATGGAATATACATAAAGATATGTATAAGGATAGGAACGTATTGTATCTTATTGTGAAAATAGTAAAGGAGAGTTTAGCCGTTCCGGGGTAGGGGTGCTGGGGTAAAATTTATTCTACGCATTGCGTTAGATCATGGTACAATTCTGAAACTTTGTGTTAGGGAATGTACCAATGGAAATTATCAGCCGACGCGACGCAAGCGATAAAGGTCTAAAGCGTTTTTTCACCGGTAAGCCGTGCAAGCGCGGTCATCTTCGCGAACGAAACGTAAAAACAGGTGCGTGCCTTGGTTGCCTGGCGCACTACGCTAAAGAATGGTCGAAGAAATACAACGATGATGCGCTCGGATTCGAGAAGGTCGAGTCGTTCGTTCACGCCGACGACGTCGCAATATTGCACGACTTCGTGACCCTTTTACGCGCCGCCAGGATCAACGGAACACCCGTTCCAATGGTCCCGATGGCCGAGCACGTGGCCACCGTGAACACCATGATCCAGATGATGCAGCCGGTCCAGGTGGCGCCACCGCCCGCACCGACCACCACCGACAAGCGCGCGATGTGGGTGCGGATCCACGGCCAGGAAATCGCCGACCAGATGCGCGACAGTGGTCTTTAAAAGTTGTTGACACCAATGACAACAAGAAATATTATGTGCCATCAATTTGACGAGGATCACATGGATTACCAAGACTACATCAATGCGCGCCGGTTCACGGACATCCGCGCCGGCTTCGATGTTGACGAAAGTCAGTTGACGGCCACGCTCAAGCCGCACCAGAAGTACCTGGTCAAATGGGCGTTGCTCAAGGGTCGTGCTGCCATCTTTGCCGACACCGGCTTGGGTAAGACGCGCATGCTTGCCGAGTGGGCCAGGCTGGTATCAGCGCACACTGGCGGGCGCGTGCTGTTCCTGTCGCCGCTGGCCGTGGCGCCGCAAACCGTAATCGAAGCCGCGTGGGTCGGGGTCGACCTGCGCTATGCGCGGCAAGACGCGGGCGACAAGTTCACCATTACCAATTACGAAATGATCGACAAGTTCGACATGTCACAATTCGTCGCGATCGTTCTGGATGAATCGTCGATCCTGAAGAACTTCGACGGCCGGACGCGCGCGCAGATCACCACCGCCGCCGAGAACATCCCATATCGCTTGAGCTGCACGGCCACACCGTCACCGAACGACTATATGGAGCTCGGCACGCAGTCGGAGTTCCTGGGCGTGATGCCGCGTTCGGAAATGCTGGCGATGTTCTTCAAGCACGACGGCAGCGACACTGCCACGTGGGCGCTCAAGGGTCACGGGCGCGCGAAGTTTTGGGAATGGCTGTCCACATGGGCAGCTGTCATCAGGTCGCCGGCCGACCTGGGCCTGGACGGATCCGAGTATCAACTACCGAAGCTGCACGTGCACTATCACGAGATCCCGGTCGACGCCCCTATCGCGCGTGGCATGACCGAGCGCCGCAACGCGAAGCGCGCCAGCATGGACCAGCGCGTATCGATGGCGGCCATGTTCGCCAACCTGACCACGGATCCGGTGCTGGTGTGGTGCCACCTGAATGACGAGTCTACCAAGCTGGCCGAACTGATACCCGACGCCGTCGAGGTGTGCGGGTCGGACAAGATGGACGTCAAGGAATATTCGCTGTTGGCGTTTTCGGGTGGCGGCAAGCGGGTCATTATCACCAAGCCGAGCATCGCAGGTTTCGGTATGAATTGGCAGCACTGCAACACCGTCATATTCGCAGGCTTGACCGATTCATTCGAGCAGTTCTACCAGGCCATCAGGCGCTGCTATCGATTCGGCCAGAAGCGCGAGGTGTTCGTGCATTGTTTCCTGTCCAGCGCCGAGCGCGCCGTGGTGGAAAACCTGATCCGCAAGGAATCGCAGCATAACGAATTATCGGCCGAGCTGTCGCGCTACATGGCGAAGCACGTCTATTCCAACGTGGTTGGTACTTTCCGTGAATATGCCGACCACCATCCTATCGCAAAAATTGAAGTTCCTTATTTCCTGATGGAGAATGCAGCATGACGCAAAAGACTGGTAACGGCTGGGCAATGTATAACGGCGATTGCATCGAGGTGCTGCGCGGTTTGCCCGACAATTCGATCGATTTCAGCGTGTACTCGCCGCCGTTCAGCTCGCTGTATTCCTATTCGAACAGTCTGCACGATATGGGAAATTCGAAAAACGACGACGACTTTTTCCAGCATTACGGGTTTCTTATCCGCGAGCACATGCGCACCATGAAGCCCGGCCGGCTGGTCGCGGTCCATTGCATGAATCTTCCGACATCGAAACAGAACGATGGTTATATCGGCCTACGTGACTTCCGTGGCGGCATTATCGACGCGTTCCAGAAAGCCGGGTTCATCTACCACGCCGAGGTGTGCATCTGGAAGTGCCCGGTGGTGGCCGTGACCCGCACCAAGGCGCTCGGCCTGTTGCACAAGCAACTCAAAAAAGACTCGGCCATGTCGCGCACGGGTATCCCCGATTACGTGGTGGTGTTTCGCAAGCCTGGCGATAACCCGGACCGGATCGAGCACACGAACGAATCGTTCCCGGTCGACGAATGGCAGAAAGTCGCATCGCCGGTATGGATGGACATCAAGCAAACCAAGGTGCTCAAATACACCCACGCGCGCGAGGATGACGACACGCGCCACATTTGCCCGCTCCAGTTGGAAGTGATCGAGCGTTGTCTCAAATTGTGGAGCCGTCCGGGCGATGTCGTAATGTCGCCGTTTGCCGGCATCGGATCCGAGGGTGCAGTGTCGATCGCAATGGGTCGCCGCTTTATCGGCATCGAACTGAAAAAGGCGTATTTCGATGTCGCGGTCGGCAATCTGGAAAACCCGCTAGAACCGGCAGCCGTGGTCGACGGCATTTCCGATCGCGCGCTGAGCGAGACCGAGCATTACGATTACGCCCAGCTGCTGCGCCAACGTGCCGACATCGACACCCGTATCAAGACGATCGACCGGACCAGGTGACCACCTACAGCGTGCGCTGCAAACACCACGCCTGCCGGCATCGGCGGGTGACGACGCGCCATCCGGACACGTACATCAGGCCGCCCGAGTGCCCGGTGTGCGGGTCGAAAAAGGGATGGCGCATTGAGCAGCGCGCGTACAACAGGCGCGGCCTGTGCCACTGCAGCGGTCCGATGCTTGCGAACGGCAAGTGGTTCCCGCATCAGCCGACGCACCCGCTGTGCGACCAGCACCCCCAGGGCCACCGGAACCAGGCGCTGCGGCGCGGCGTCAAGCCCGAGGACCTACCGCTCGAGCTCATGGGTGAGCCGTGTACCACCGATGAGGCGCCATTTTGACCACACGCACATCCCGAGCCATGCGGATCGCGCTGTACCGCCTGTCTGCCGGCCGCCCGGCCAGCGCCTACCCGCAAACGATCGCGGCGCTCCTGCAGCGCGGTATGATCGAGGTCGTCCACGACAGGATAAGGATCACCCCGAGCGGCCTGGCCGCAATCACCCACCCCACCAAAGGAACGACATGACCAGCACCACCATTCAATGGCCCGAGCGCCCCACCTGTCACGACGGCGACTGGCAAGCAAAACGGTTCGCGCCGCAAACCTGGCGACCGAAGGGCGAGAAACTGCACCCGTCAAACGACCTGCCGATGGTGTTTCGCACCTGCAGCTACTGCGGATCGATCCACCCGGAGGACCTGCTCGAGGCGCTGCGCGCGGGCGCGACCCTGAGTCAGGCCGACTGGAAGTACGGCTGGCCGCACAAGTTCTACGTGGACGGGATCCCGAACACGAACGAAGGTCAGATGCGCGAGTTCACCTCGGTGAGCATCGCCGGCCCGGAGCCGACCGACGAGGAACGCGCGCGCATGGCGCCCTACCTGAACGATCCGAAGTACGACAGCATCGTGAAGCAGGACGGGTTCAACTCGCGCACCGGCGCGCCGCTCTACCAGCTGACCGTACGCATGCCGGACAGCGCGACCACGCATGGCAAGTGGTACAACACGCACTTGCAGGACCTGAACGATGAGGCGTTCGCCGAACTGGCGCGCGAGATCAACAACCGGACCGGCGTGCTATTCGAGCGGGACGAGAACGGCATTAAATACAAGGCGATGCGCTGATGGCGCGCGGCGCGGGATCATTCGGTGCCCGCGCTTGCCGGGCGCTCCGGGTGCGCCTCCTCGAGCACGGCCGGGACAGCCTGCCGCATTCGTTCGCAACGTCGAACTGGATCGTCCAGCGCATCCTGGCCACGCCGCCCTGGGCCGATATGGGCGCCATACGGGACGTCTACAGGGAAGCGGAGCGCCTGACCCAGCTGACGGGCACGCCGCACCAGGTCGACCACATCGTGCCGTTGAACCACCCGCGCGTGTGCGGTCTGCACGTGGACTGGAACCTGCGTGCCATCAAGGCGGCGCCGAACATGGGGAAGGGGAACTACTGGTGCCCGGAGCAGTTGGGATTGTGGGACGGTGCCCCGGGCGAGCAGTTGACGCTATGGTAGGTCAGGTGGTGCCAGCGGCGCGCAGGGCATCGTCGACCGCCTTGCTCGCGTCAGCGTGGCGCTTCACCGGCTCCGGGTAGTGCGTCATGTCCGGCGATGAGTAGAGCAGGGCGACCTTCGCCAGCCGGAGCGCATCGACCATGACCGTGGTAGGGTCAGGCGGCGCGATATCGGCCAAATCCAGTTGGTGGCGGATCCGCGTGGCCAGGTCGCGTAGCGCGGCGGCCGACTTCGGCACGTCCAAGTGCTGATCAATAACGGTGGCAAGCTGGTTCAGGTGGTCGACGTCGGCCAGGGTGAGGTCATGGCGTGGCATGGTTTGCTCCGGCGATTAGGAATGCGGTTAAGATGATCACGCCTGCGATGATTACCAGGGTGGCGAGCCCGACGTAATCCATGCCGGTCAGCGGCTGGTCGGCCTTGTGGCGCGAGCGGATAATTTCCTGTTCCATAGGTAGGTCCTCCAGGTTGAGACTACAGTGAATCGATATAGAGATCACGGTCGGAAATGACCCGCTCGAGCACGGCGCGGGCGCTGCCCGTTTCGTTCCCGTCGAATTCCACGGTGCCATGGATACCCATCAGGTTGACCGCCAGCTGAACGACTGTGCGCGTGCGCAGCCGGCGAGCGCCGGTATAGGTGGTGTCCTGGAAGGTATCGATGGGCCCGTCGAGGTTGGCCGCGCTGCGCGGCGCCTTGAACCGCCACTCGAAGCCTGAGCCGGTCGGTTGGGTGACGCACTCGGTGGCCAGGTCCAGGGCCGCATTCATGCTCATGCGCGCGGCCACGGCTCACCCCAGCATCGGGAACATGAATGCCAGGGCGAGAAACCAGAGGAAAAGTGGGTTCGTGAGCATGTTCAAATTCTCCAAAATGGTGTTAAACTGAACGCGTCTCTTTCAGGACCATCCCTGGTTTTGGACTTGCGGCCCGGCGTGGTGAACGCCGGGCTTTTTTTTTTACGTAGTACTTTAACCGACCCTGGTGCACTAAGCGGACTGCTTGCCTCAAAAGGTCAGTTGAGATCGCTCATTTCAGTAGGCCGGTGCGCCGGGCCCGATCCACGAGCTCGCGTGCCTGTTTGCGGGAGTAAGCCTGCATTCCTTGCTCTTGCGCTTCGGCCACAGCGTTCAGCGCGCGCAGTGCCTCCTCGAGCGTCGGCGGTTCCGGCGGATTCAGGCGCTCGACCAGCGCGGGTAAGGGTAACGGATAGTCGGCGCCGGAATCGATCACCATTTTTGCAGCCGCCACCAGCATATCGAGTTCGGTAGGCGTCAGGTAGCCCGGACGATCCTCGACCACGTAGGTGGCGGTCTTGTCGAAAATGCACCTCTCGGCCACGGTTGCCTTGTCGCGCAGGTTCAGCACCTGAATCGACCGCATGCCTTGCGCAGCCTGGTTATCGGTTGCCATCAGCGGCAGCGCGATGAGCAGGCGAACCGAGCTCGCCGGATGTCCGGGTTTTGGCGGCCATATCACAACTACGTCACCGGTGGTCAATTCAGATCCTAACTTTTTCATGATGCTGGTGCTCCTTTAGGTGGGTGGGTTAAACAGGAACGCGCTTACGCACGGTCCGGGTGGTGTATTCGATGGTGGTGCCCGGGTTGCGCGCCGAGGTCGCCTCGGCCATGCTCGGCGACATCCAGCCACCAGCACCGAACGGCCACACCACGCGCGCCAGGCGCTCCTCGACGTCGGCCAGCTTCGTCTTGACCAGGCGGACCTTGCCGGCGCCGTTGCAGGTGAAGCAGGTGCCGCGCGAGTAGCGCCCGGATCCCAGGCAGCGGCCGCAAGTCTTGGTGACGTAGGTGACCATGATCAGAGCTCCGATGTGTAAACAACTTATTTATAACGCGCAGGACCCCAGGTCGGAGCACCGAGGTCCGGCATTTTTTCGGTGAACATCCGGAGCGGCATCAGCACGCCGACGAAGTTGTCGAAGCCGTAGAAGTGGACCAGGCCGGAACCAGTCTCGCCGCTTTGACGCAGGATCGGGTTCGACTTGAACTTCAGGGTCCGACCGGCTTTGGCGAATCGCGCGAACAGTTCGGCCGAGAAGTACGCAGCCTCGCCGGTCCAGCCGGTCGGGATCACGCGGCGGTAGTCGGGAAAGCGGCCGTCGACCGGCACAAACGCGATACCGGCCAGGCGCCACACGCCGGTATCGTCGCGTTCGAGATCCAGGAAATCCAACTTCATCTTCGACACCAGCGCCACGGTATCAGCCGGGATGATCACATCGAAGGATTCGGCGTTCTCACCCAGGTGCCGCATCGCGGTCAGGACGTTACCATCCGTGGCCACCAGGCGCACCTCGAGCGACAGCGCCTCGACATAAACGCCCTTCAGGTAGTAGCGGACGTCCTGGTCGGCCATGAAGTGAGCGACAGCGGCCAGGTAGGTGCGCGGGAATTGAGTTTTCAGCATGGTGCGGATCCTCTTGGGTTGGAAGGGTGCCCGGCTCGGCGGCCGGGTCGGGTTGGTTTAGAGTGCGCCGAAATCCATGGTGGCGCGCACTTCGGCTTTGATCGCCATGGCGCGCGCGTGGTTGGCGGAGTTGATTTTGATGTCGCGGCGAATGTTCACCCGGCCGGAGTACCACGGTGCAGCACGGCCGCAGGTGGCCGCGTCGTCGATGTGATCGAAGGAACCCAGCACCTGGCCGTCCTCGTCGACCACGTCGAACAGTTTGCCGCTTTCGTTGTTGCCGTTGATGAGTGCCATGATTTCCTCCGGGTGTTCTTGCCGCGCACCGTGCGCGGCATCCATGTGACGTACTGTAACACCCGGAAAACGTACGTGTCAACTACTTATTCAAGATGAACGAACGCGCCGGCCTGGTCCACCCACAGCGTGCGCGTCGGGTCGGTAACGTGGCGCATTTCGTACATGCGGGTGCCGGCCGGCGCTTCCTTCGGACGGTCACCGAACCAGACAGCGGTCTTGCCGGTGGTGCGCCAGCTGGTCCCGCCGAACACGAGCGCGAACGGCTTGCCGTTGCGGGACAGGTGTATCCGGACCACGCGCACGCCTTCGTCGCGGCCGTCGCGGTTGGTGAATTGGGCTTGCGTTTTCATGGTCGCCTCGGTTGGTTAAATACCACAGTTGATGGTGCGGACGATCTTGCTGCCCTGCCAGTAGGACACGGTGACATCGCCGAAGCAGCCCTGGCGCGCCAGTTGCGTCACGACGATCCCGCGTTTGACGGACCAGCCACGGCGCGAGACGACCACCGCTTCCGTCCCGTTCCAGCCGGCGAACGTCACGGTGCGGTCGCGCAGCTGGCGCTCGTGCTCGACCAGGCCGACCTTGTAGCCGGCGTACCAGTCATCGCGGCGTGAGCCCACGTAGTGGTCCGGAGGGTGGCGGTCCCACAGCTTACCGGCGATCCGTTGCTTACCCTGCATGCCGGCCTCGCAGCCGGTCATCATGTCGACGTTGGCGCGACCGGTGCGATCGAGGATCAGGTCGTGCAGTTCTTGGTTGGTCATAGTCAGGCGCCCTCCGGGTTGGTTCGTTCAGTTGATGAAGCCATAGTAACGTACGTTTTCCAAACGTGTCAACAAATAAAAAAGCCCGCACGAGGCGGGCAAACGGGACCGGTTGACGACGGTCACGCGGGTACGGTGTCCTTGCGCGATCGGCCAGGCCGGCGGCGCGCCACGCGGCCATTCTTGAACGTGTCGGCCAGCTTGATCAGTTCGGCCACCAGCTGCATAACCTCGGCGCGCGTGACGTCCGGCGGGATCGGCACGTCCATGTGCTCGGTCTTGACGTGCACGACGTCCGGCTGATCCACCGCGCGCCGGGCCGGGGCGGCGCCACGCTGGTGCTCCGCCACCGTGGTCGGCTTGGATTGGCTCGCGCGCGGACGGCCGCAATAGGCCAGCACGTCGTCCATGGTGAACAGTTGCAGCGGGTCGAGCAGCGCCTGGACGGCTTCCACGCGGCGATGACCGGCAGCGCGCCCGATCGCCTTCTTGACGCCGTCGGCGCCGATCTTGTCGAACAGCAGGAACGCGTTGTTCACGCGGCGGTTGATGGTCTTGTAGTCGCGGCCGTCCGGCTTCAGGCAGTCATAGCCGGCGGCGGCGTACACCTGGACCAGGGTGACGCGGCCGAGCGCAGGATCATCGACGAGGTCGTGGGCGACGCACAGCCCGACGGCGAGCTCCAGCTGGATCGCGGTGCGACGGTGCAGGACGGCATTGGACAGGCAGGCGAGGTAGACGTCAAACATGGTTGTTTTCTCCGTTTGGTTGGTTGACGCGGAAATAATAAAACGGAGCGGATATGCAGGGCGCGCAATTGATCAGGTGTTGCGGTGCATCAGCGGCGCGAACAGTGCGCCCATGAGCGGATCCATTCGGTAGTCGGCACGAGCGGCGGCTTCGAGCGCCCGCGACCGGGTTGCCGCATTGATGCGCGCGTGGACGGCTTCGCTCTGGCGCTGGCGCCGTCGACACCGTGCCGTGCGCTGCTGCGCGGTCATCGGGACGATTGTGCACTCGGCATCCACGCCGGGCCCGAACGCATATATCGGTACCGGGCCGCCGAGTTCGGGCGCCCAATCGAACACATGGATCGCTTCGGCGTCATGCAGGCGCTGGAGCCAGCGCCACACCGTGGTCCGGCCGAGGCGCGTTCGTTTGACGATAGCGGCGGCCGTGCACGGCCGGTCGAGCGCGGATTTGATCACCTCGAGGCGAGCCTGGCGCGCGGCGGTGATCATCGGAACAGTGCCCCCATGAGCGGATTCGCGCGGAACCCAGCGGCCGCCGTGGCGCGCTCGGTGCCCGGCTTTGGCGGTGCCTCGCCCAGCACGAAGCTGCGCACGCCGGCCGCGACCAGGCGCGCCTGGCAGTCGTAGCAGATGAAATCCCGACCGGTGATGTAGGCCGTGCATCCTGCAGCATCGGACCCAGCGGCCGCCAGCGCGACGACCTCCGCGTGGCCGACCTGATCGCACACGTCGCGGCACAGTCCGTAGCCGACGCCGGACGCCATCCCGACGCGCGGACAGGTGGGTTGTGGCCGGCGTACGACGTTCTCGCCCGACCAGCGCCGGCCGTCCGGATGGACCAGGGTGCAGAACACGCGCACCTTCGCGCACGGGCCGGTCATCACAGCCCCTTCGGCGCTGCGCCGGCGCGGATTGGGTAGGAGCGGCGGCACTCCGGGCAGAACGTGTGCACCTTGCTACCCGCGCTCGATAGTCGACGGGTGATGTTGAACCGGTGGCCGGCCGGGCATTTGGCCTTGTCGGTATAGACCTTCATTTGCTAATCCCCAAATATTCGCGCCAGTTGACCTTACGCCCATCGACCAGGAAGCCCCAGCCACCCTTCTTGCGCCAAGTGATGAACAGCGTCCACACACCACCGGGCGATACGCGGTCGATGTGGTGGTATTCGCCGAAGCGCAGCGTCGCGGTATCGCCGGCGCAGCGCCGGATGACCAGGCGCGCCTGCTTCGGGTCGACGTTGCCGATCGGGCGGCACTCGTAATACCAGCCGCGCAGGATGAACGTCCGGGCGTTCCACGGATGATCGTGCATGTGAGGTTCGACGTCGCGACGGAGGATGCGATGCAGGCGGACCGAAGGTAACCAGCGCCACGGCGCCGGCCGCATGTCCTCGTCGGATCGGGCCGGGTGTGGATTGAACAACCAGTAGCGCTGCATGTAGCCGTCCAGATGCAGGTACGGGCGGCGTTTGGCGCGGCGGATCAGCCAATCGACCACGGCTGGCCGGGCGAGAATGCGGGCGATAAGTTTTAGCATTTTGAGTCCTTGGTTTGGTTGGTGACAGGAGTAGCGGCCCTCTTGGCGATGCCCTGGCACACACAGGTCGAACCGCAGCGCATGTGGTAATACATCAGGGCAGCCACGGTGACTTCCTCGGTGACGCCCGCAGCAGCAGACACCAGCGATACCGTCCACAAAGCGTAGGCACGCCGCGCGAACGCTACGGCTTCCTCGTGCAGTAACGGCCAGTCCTGCGCGTTCAACGCCGCAATTTCGGCGGCTAGATCACTGTCGAATTGCAGCAGGGCGGCTGCGGCGCGCTTGCCGCTCATGCTGCACCGCCTTCCTGCTCGATGGTAGGCGTAGGAGCGGCGAGAGATTCCAGCACGGCGCGGACAACCATTGCCCCGTTATCGCCAGTGGGGTCTTCGGAGAACCCGCGCAGCACTTCGTCCACCTCGGGCAAGTTGGCGATGCGCTCGCACTCGGCCCAATCGGCAGCTTCTTCCCGCCTGCCGCGCGCGATTCCAGCGGCGATCACCTCACCCATTGTTTTCGACTCAAGATCATCTTGCGCCACCGGCTGCGCACCGGCCTGGTCGACAGGGGAATCCGCCTTGCCGCGCGTTTCAGTGGCGCGCACGCCGACCGTAGGGACATCAGCAGGCCGCCAGATGTGGCTGCAGGCATGGCACAGGTGTGAACGGTGCGGCGGGTTGGTCCACGTACGCATCTGGCCATGCTCGATATCATGCGGGTCATCCTCCCACTCGGGCGCGTCAATATGCTGCGCGTGGCACTTCGGGCAATACAGTACCATCGGGATTGGCGCACCGGCCTGCTCGATGGCAGCAGGAGCGGCGCGCCGGTATGCGAGCATCTGGTCGGCGGTGTACGCCTCGCGGAACGGGAAACCACCCATCAGGTCGCGGAACGCTGGCTCAGGAAGCGGCGGTTCTTCTGCACCGGCCTGCTGGTCACTGGTCGGCGCTGCGTAGAACGCGGGGTCAATGCCTTCGGTCGGCGCGATCTCGAACGGCAGTACCTCGCGCGGCAAGTAGCCGATGATACGTGGCACCCATTCGTCAATGCCATCCGTGCTTATGTCCGTGTGCTCGCACAGCACGCACGCCAGCGCCTCTTCGAACTGCTCTTGCGGCGTTCCGCTCGGCGCGGCTGATGGCTGTGCTGGCGCGGCCTGATGGGCGGCGGTTTCATCGTCGGCGTGCAGTGCATCGTCAGCGATGCGGGTCACGCCGCAGTCGCCTTCCCACCCGAAGCGCGTTTCGCTGATCTGACGCAGCGCCTCACGCAGCTTCGTAATCCTATCATCGGCAGGCGCAGGGGCGCTACCCGCGTAAAGGTCGCGCGTCTGGTGCTCGCTCGCATGGATCATCGCGACGAGCGATTCATCCTCGGGCCAGTAGTGCCATTGTCCCCACGATCCGTCGTTCATGCGCTCGCGATATTGCCTGCCGAGGTAGTTGGCAGGCGCAGGGGCGCGGTGGAACGCATCGTCGTACAGCCGCATCCCGTCGCGGCAGCGCGCGCGGTCCAGGATGACGATGTCGAATAGCGCCGGGTTGTTTTCATGGACCTGCAGTCGCGCCACCGGCATTTTGTCGAGCGGCGGTTTCCAGTCCTCGCCACCCTGGTCAGTGAAGCCGACGCGCAGCTGCGTCAATTCGCGCTCCAGTTCGAGCGCGTCAGCGGCCATGACATATTCACCTTCCGGGTGTTCGTGAAACGACACCTCGCGCCGGTTCAGCGCGCACATTTCGTATCTTTTCATATCGTCTCTTCCAATTCAGGTTCCGGCAGGCGGGCGCGCCCGAGCCGAGGGTTATACCAGGCCGCGTCCGGCCGCTTCGGTGTGGTCGACCAGCGCCCCCAATATCCGTGCAGGCCGCGCGTCCGGATGAACCACTGGCCGTCGCTGCGCAGCGCGGCCTGAGCCCGGTCCAGGTTGCCGACGGCGAAGATAGGGGCGCTGATGGTCATTGCACCAGGCCGCCGAGTGCCTCGACCAGGTCGCCCAACATGCGCGCGAGTTCGCCGGTCATCAGCGCGACGTCGTTGTCGAAGCGTTCATCGTCGCTGTAGGTGATCGATTCGTTCTCGCGGATCACGTCGAGCGGGCGCACCGCCTTGATGCTGAGCGACTCGTCCAGAACGAACGATACGCGCGAGTTCCAGGTCATCGCCAGGTGCGCGCATTGCTTGCCGGCCGCGATGTGGCGGCGGATATCCTCCGGGTCGAGCGAATGCTTCTTGTAGCGCACGGTGGCGCGAGATTCACCGGTGGCGCGCAGTTCGGCATCCTGGTCGATCGTGAACCCTTCCGGCGCCTCGTCGGTTTCGAGCCACGCGGTCATCATGACCACCGGCGACGACTGGACGCGCAGCGATTCGACCGGGAACTTCTCGACCGCCTTCAACAGCGCCTTGATCACGTCGTCAGCTTTCGAGGCGGTCGGGGTGTCGACCACGAGCCACCCATTGACCGTATCGATCCAGACGAACACGCTGGACAGCTTCGGGAACGCGCGCGGCAGCAGTTCGTCGGCCACGCGCTCCTTCAGTTCCTTCATGGCCTTTTTACCTGGCGGGAAGCCCTGCTGTTCTTCGAGCTCGGCGGCGCGCGCCTTCGCCACGCGGTTGATCACGCTGGTCGGCAGGATCTTCTCGTCGGTGTCGAAGCGGAGCAGGATTTGACGGTTCACGACGTACGCCAGATCGCCACCCGGGCGGACCGGCGCCCAGCCCTGGACCTTGACGTCACTGTTGCCGAGCTCGCCGATCGGGTGCGCCGCCAGCGCGGGCTCGAGCAGCGTGGCCAGCATCGCCGGCAGTGTGGACAGGCGGTACAACTGCAGATTCTTGAACCACATTATTTCACCCTCCGCATGGTAGCGTGGCCGTTGCGGCCGACGACCGTCTCATAGCGGCGCGCATCCTGCTTGGCGGACGACCACGGATAGCGCGGGTTGTAGCTGCGGCGCTGACGCGAGCGGGCGTAGGGATCGTGCACGACGCCGGACGTCGTGGCCGGGAAGGCAGGCATACCAGATGCTCCGATAGCGGCGAGCGACATGCCGCGAAAACGACTGGATAACATTTTGTTCCTCTTGGGTTTGTTGACGAACGTCAAGGTTATTTCTTATTGTCAAGGCCGTCAACTACTTTATTCGTCGACGGCAGCAAAGCCGTGCCGCGCAGCCACAGCGCGTGCCGCGACCTTCAGCTGGAACAACTCCCACTCGGCCGGCGGCATGACCGAATCGCCGCGTTCACGCTCGCCCCAGCGGCGCTCGTCGCCCCAGTGCACCAGCGCCGCGGCCTGCTTTTGCGTGAGCCCTGCGGCCAGGCGTGCGTCGCGCACCTGGGCCGGCGTGGGCGCCACGTTCACACCGGCGGCGGCGTCCGACCAGCCGGCGTCCCAATCCGACCATTTGCTGCCGTTCTTCGGGTGCGGATTGCTCGTGCGCGGCCTGCGGGCGCGGTTGGCCAGTTGGCCGTCGGTATATGCTTTTTTCATTGGTTCAGTGACTGAGTGTGAGCGCCAGCAGGACGCCAGCAATGGCCGACACGATCACGATGCGCGCCAGGCGCACGAGACGGTCGGAACGGGTGGGTAGCGCAGGGCCGAAGCCGTACACCTCGCGCGGCTGGCGGTTCATTCCTGACCCTCGTACAGCTTGGTCAGGCGTTCGCGCGTGCGCACCTCGCCCGGGTAGTGGTAGACGCGGCCGCGCGACAGGTAGCGGAGCTCGCCGACCATACGCTCGGTTTGGCGGGCCTTTTGCCAGCCCTGCGCAGCATACAGCAGGGCGGTGAGGATGCGAATCAGCATTACGGGTATCCCTTCGGTCAATGACGGATCAGCCATACGGCAGCGGCGATCGCGGCGGCGATAAAAACAACGTTGATGACGGCCGGCCAGATGCTCGACGGCGTGCCGCGTTCACCGTTCAGGCCGCGACGAACCGCCAGCGCGAGCGGCTCCTTGTAGTGCATCTTCAAACCGCCAAACGCCGGGACCAGGGCGCCACGATCAGCGACCGTCCACACGCGCCCCTTGTGGGCGATGTATATCTCGGCGTCGAGGAACCCGCGATCGTTATCCCAGGTGGTCAGGATCGAACCGTCGGACAGGGTGGTGAGTTTCATTTCGGGTGGTGCTCCTTCTCAAAAGTGGGAACCGTGCATGTGACCGACGAAGAAATCGACGCCGGGCCCGGTGTAGGGTGCGGGCTGGCCGACCAGGCCGCAGAAAAACTCAACCTCGTAGGATGCGATACCGACCCAAGCCTCTGGCGTGCCGAACAGCTGACCGAGGTCGTGCGTCGCCGCGAACTGGAGCGCGCCGTTCACCTCCGCCGGCAGGGTCGCGTTCGGAACCAGGTGCAGGTCGAGCGCGCCGATCATCAGGAGCCGGAAAGCGTTGACTTCGTCGACGTTCAGGCCGGCAGGTGCGGTGGTGGTCAGGTGCATGGCTTGCTCCATGTGCGTGGCGATGACGTACATTAACACCCGTAAAACGCACGTGTCAACAACTAAAAAGGGCCGCACGAAGCGACCCGTTTGTGTTGCGCGCCGACCACGTCACGCGCCCAGCCCGAGCGCCGCCAGTTGCGCCAGGCTGTACGCCTCCGCGATCGCGCCGGGCCCGATCAGGCCGGTCATCGGATGACCTGATCGGATGTACAACTTCGGCTTGGTGCCGTCCGGCTGCACCTTGTTATCCGTGCGGCCGTCCTTCAGGCCCGGGTGCCAGTCGTAGCCCAGCGCCTGCAGCGTCTCGCGCTGGCGGTTCGGCGCCATGCTGCGGCGGCGTTCCTGCAGGAGCTTGGACAGCGCCGTCGACGAGATCCAGCCGTCCGCGAAGCCAGGCGCACCCTGTTCGATCGCTTCGAGTATTTCTTGCTCGACCGACGAGCGCGACGCCCCGATAGCTTCCTCGGTGGACGACGTGATCGGCGCGCGCTGGCAGATACCTTTGGGATCGAACTCCGGCGGGATGGGGCGGGTGTGCAGTAGCTCGGCCACGATCGCATAGCCGCCGCCGTCCGCCCACGCGTAGAGCTCGCGGTGGTAGTCCTTTGTCATCCCGTCGCGCAGCAGGTCGGATTCCTGTTGCTGCGCGCAGTAGAGCATCGCGAAGCGCCGGTCGTTCCGCGTCTTGCGGATCGCGCCCTTGTGGTTCGAATTGAGGATGAAGTTGCACACGATGTTGGCGTTCACCTGGTCGGTGTTCATCGCCCGTTTCGCCAGGTTCTCGCCGGTGATCATCGGCTTCAGGACCTCGATCACCTCCTGCTGCGATTCGGGTACGAAGATATCCTCGACGCCGATGAAGATTTTATCGAACAACCACGCGTTGAATTTTTCGCTGATCTGGTCCGCGCGCGGCCAGTGGGTGTATCGTTTTCCGACCGCGCGCTCGACGCACAGTGACAGGAAGGATTTACCGTTACCCTCGACGCCCTGGATCAGCGGCGCCCATTTGATCTTGAAGCCCTGGTACTGAACGACCGCGCTCATATAGGCCAGCATGATTTCACGGTCGCGTTCGTTCGGGAGTAGCTTCTGCAGGTGGCGCAGGAACGGCCCGGCGTCACCGACGGCGCGCTCGACTTTGATCGGCCAAAAGGTGTTCACGCGGGTAAAATCGTGCTCGTCGACCACGGTGCCCGGCGCCAGGTCCGGCCGGAAGCAGGTCGAATCGGCGCGTGGCGCCCGGTACGCTTGGGACTGCGTGAACGCCTCCCACGCCGAGCGCGTCGGCCGCATTTCGTTGTTGGCGTCCATCGGGAAGGTGTATCCGCCGAACCGCACGTCGAACACTTCCTTTTTGATCAGGTGGCCGCCCGGGACCAGGATGCGGTGTTGATCGCCCACGTACACGCAGCCGGTGAACATCGCGATCTGGTCGGTGACGCTCACGTACGTACCGCCCTGGTTCAGCGTCGGCGCTGGTGCGCTGGCCGGCGCCGGCACGGCCTGAGGCGCCTCGACGGTCTTGTCCGTCAGCCATTCAGACTGGACCTGCACTGCTGACAGGATCGTATCTTCCAGATAGGATTCGCGTTTCTTCCACTTCTCACGCACCAGGCCGGAGCGCAACATCAGCCGTTTTATCCGTTCGCAATCTCGGCCGGTCCAGAACGCCAGCATCTGTGCAAGCGCGCGGTCGGCCACGCTCATGTCGAACGGATCGCCCGGGTTGTTAGGGTCCGGCGGGTAGGTGCGCGCGAGCGCCTCGACGTTGCGCTCCCACAGGTCCGCGAAGGTGGCTTTACCACCAAAGGCAGCGCCGGCCGACTGACTGCGCAGCATGCGGCGCAATAGTTCCTCGTCATCGACCGGACCGTTCCAGGTCGGATCGGGCGCGCTGGTCCAGCCGTCCGGCGCGTCGTCGGCGGCGCTCGTCTTGCGCAGGTACTTCTCGACCAGCGCGCGCAGACCGGGCGTGTGGTCGACCAGCGCGTTACCCTGCGCAGCCGTGCCGGTGAGCGCGACGAAGCGCCCTTCCGTGTAAAGGTCGAACAGCTTTAATTTCGTGTTGTCCTTTTTCCGGCGCAGTTCGGTAGGACCAGCGTCACCGGTACCGAACATGTGCAGGCCGCGCCCTGACTGGCTGATTTCCATGGCCGCGCCAGGCAGCAAACCGCAGAGCTCGTGAACGATCGGCGACCACTGCCCGTCCGGCTGCAGGCATCCGTCCACGTCGACGAAATAAAACGGGTCGTTGGCGGTGAAGGTGAACCCGACGCCCCAGCCGGATCCGCCCGGCGTAGGCTGACCACCCAACTGCGCCGCGCGCGCGATCGCCGTGGCCGCATCGGTCCAGACGGTCGGGTCGTGCGCGTCGACCTCCTCGAGGGTGGCGATGTGTACCGGCATCTTGATCGTCTTGCCCGGCTTGACCGGGTCAGGCGTGAAGCGGCACAGAAGGAACTGGCGGTACGCCGCGAGCGGCGCCAGCGCTTGTGGAAGTTCGCGCATAGTCGTCAGGCGATGGTGGCGGCGGCGCGTTCGCGCAGTTCGATCGGCGCCTTGAGCGCCTGCTTATCCTTCGCGACCAAGCCCTGCGCGATCACGACCAGGTTCTCCTGCTTGACCGCCGCGCGCATGACGTCCACACGGAACTGGCCGACCGTCGAAAAGTAGCGGTGGTACAGCGTGCGGGACACGCCGGCCGCCTCGGTCAACTGCCCCATGGTCACGTTCTTGTACCCGACCTCGGCGGCCAGGCGCAGGCCGACGTCGAGCAGCTGGCGCTTGCGGTCCTTCGGGTCCATACGCAGGTCCGGTTCATCCGGCAGATTCAGGTCCGGGTGGGCAGCCATGAGCTCGTCGCGCAGGCTGGTACGTTTCGGGAAATGCTGGTACACCGACGACTCGTGGATGCCGCACGCGGCCGCGATCGTGCGATGCGTGGTTTTGTCCCAGCCGTCGGTCGCGATCTGGTGCAGCGCGGTGTCCATCAACTGGGTGCGGCGTTCTTCGTGTTTCATCATGGGTAAATGCTCCGATTATTGCGGATAGGATACTTTGTTATTGTCAGGACCGTCAATAAGTTTAAGCCACCCGTCCCATACGTTGACCATCGGACGACCGACACGCTGCGCGTAGCGGACGCATCCGGCGGTGCCGCCGTCCGAGCCGTCCCACAGCGCCACGAGCAGGTCGCAGTGGTCAACCATCCAGTGATTACGCGCGTGCATCGCCGCAACACTATACCCGCCCGACGACACGATGACGACCTCGGCCGCGCGCTGCATCAGGTACCCGAATGCGGCCTGGGACATAGGCGGCCACGCGCGCTCCTGCCCGACGAACGGGACGGCCGCGACGAACGGGATCCCGAGGTCGACGGCGGCCTGGGCCCAAGCCTGGTCCCACCCGAGCGCCATGCCGCTGATGACGCGGCTGGGCCGCACCACCTCGAGCCAGGAGCGCGCCAGGATCAGGCGCCGCGTGGCCGGCACGATCCCATACCCGCCCAGTTTGTCCGGGCGGTGGCCGGTGGCAGCGACGATCACAGCATCCTCCCCACGAACGACAGTACCGCCTGTTTCGCAGCGTCCCGTTTTTCGCCAATCGGCGCCACCGTGAAGCGACGGACCAGCAGCCAGAACTCGGGGTCGTCGAACATTTCGGCGGTCGTGGCGCGCGTGTTCCAGACCTCGGCGTCGACCGACTTGAACGAGGCGATGCAATCACGGTTGGCGCACCTGGCGATGTGGATGACAACGAGGTGCGCCGTGTCACGCAGTCCGTCCGCATGGCTTCCGCAAAATGGACATGCTTTTAATGATGTGATCATGGCATGCACTCCATTACGATTTCGATGAAGACGCGCGCCGCTTCGGCGTTGATCGCGTTGCCGTAGGCGCGCAGGCGTCCCACTCGGGCGGGAGCCCCATGAGCCAGCGGGAATGTGCCGGGTTCAACTGGCCGCCACTTTCCATCCCGGCATCCGAGCCAGTCAGCATCTGCCCAGTGACCGTTCGTCGCACCGGCGCGCCCGGGTTGTTCGCCAAGTTCGCCTGGCGTGGCAACTGGTCGAATCGTTCCGATCCGTCCGCCCTCGGCTTGATGTCCGCGCCCGAGTCCTTCCAGTCGCGAGTGGTCGGCGTGGTCCAGCCCGCTAACATCGCGAAATCGTTCAAGTTCGAGCCGTGCCGGGTCTCGCCCATCGCGCGCTTGGCTTGGCCGCCGCCCGAGCCATCCGCCGTTGTCGGCGTTGGCCACCCAGTAGAGTCGGTCTCGGATGTGCGGCGCGCCGACGCCCGCAGACGGGAACGGAACCGCCCCGAAGGTGTAATCCAAGGCTTCCATGTCAGCGTGTACAAGGTCGATCCAAGCGTCTGCGTCTTTGCTCGCAACCTGTTCTCCAAGGACTGCTGCAGGCTGGTGCTGGCTGATGAGGTGGAAGAAAGCGGGCCACAAATGCCGCTCGTCAGCAAAGCCATTCCCTTTACCTGCCGCGCTGAAAGGTTGGCAGGGGCAAGACCCTGTCCAAACTGGCCGATCGTCAGGCCACCCAGCGCGGCGCAACGCAAGGGACCAGACGCCGATTCCGGCGAAGAAATGGCACTGTGCGAATCCTCGCAGGTCATCGGGCTTAACATCTTCAATACTCCTTTCGTCGACCACGCCCGGCGCGATGTGGCCGGCCGCGATCAGGTTGCGCAGCCAGGCGGCGGCGTATGGGTCAATCTCGTTGTAATAGGCTGGGCGAGTCACAGCATGCCCTCCCGGTTGACGAACAGCGCGCGGCCGCCCATGGCGTTGACGATACGAATGAAATTCATCTGCGCGACCTCACGCTCGGTGCCGGTGTACACCCAGCCCGCCTCCTTGCACTCGATCGCGACCAGGCGCCCGCGCGGCTGACCCACGTCGACCGGCGTAATGGGCGACGCGTCGATCCCGATCAGGTCCGACGACTTGATCACCTTATTGACGGCGGCCGTGTCGTTCGCCAGGCCGTAGCGCACCGGTACGCCGCGCTCGTCCTTCAGCGCGCCGTTATTGTTGCGCCACAGCCGCATGCCTTTGCGCGCCGCTTCGAGCCGCACGTTGTTTTGGATGGCTGCTTCGGACCGGCCGACGGCATGCGTGGTTGGCTGGCCAGCGTCGATGTGCGCGCCGAACAGCGCCATTAGGTCCTGGACGGCGGCCGCGCTCACGTGGTGCCGAATGGCCCATTGGTAAAGGTCGTTCATTGGCCGCTCCAGAAGCGGACCGGAATGAAAAGCTCGATCCAGAAGTAGCCGTCGTCGCACGGACCGGCGATGAAGTCGTTAGCAGGGTGCGGGTCATGCACCAGTTTGCCACCACACCCGATCACGCTGTGATTGGTGCCGCGCGCGCTACGCCCGCCGAAAATATAGTGCACGCCCGGCGCGAACGTTTCCATATATTCCATTGCGGACGACAGCGCCGCTTCAAGCGGGAAGTGGTAGCTCCGGAAACCCTGCTCGAGCAGCCACGCAGCCTCACGCTTATAAAACGTTTCGGACGGCGGGTCATCCTCGAGGAAGTGCGGCACGTCCAGCGGCGAATCTTTATCGAAGATGCACGCCAGCGCGGTCCGATGACAGTCGCCGTAGACGCCGTTCGCCGGATCATGCCGGAACATTTGCTTATGGTATTTCATGCCTCAATCACTCCGTGTCGTTCGAGCCAGGCGGCCACGCGTGCGCGCAACGCCTCGGCATCCTTGGTCCCCAAAGCCTGGGCCGACAGAGCGTCGATCCCGAAGGCGAAATAAAACCGTTTGTACATTTCCGCCTCGTCGCGCCCGAGGTGGTCCATCTGGTACCCGCAGAACAACTGCAGCGCGCGGCGCAGGTGGCCCTGCGATTCCATTTTCTCCGCGTGCCGGTTCTGGTGCGCGCGGTTGATGATGTCGCCCATGAACCGGTTGTATTCCGGCGGCGCATCGCTCACCAGCACCTCGCCGCGCATGTTCGCCAGCACGGCCGGGTCGAGCTCGAGCAGGTTACCGTCAACGTGCTCCGGGCCGCTTCGAACGGCCGGTACCGGCGTGAACCCGCAGTGTGGACAGCACGGCTCGGTGCGCTCGTACGGCTGACCACACGCGATACCGGTGCGCACCGCGTGGCCAGCCGCTTCGACCTGGTCCAGCCCCCAGCCGGCGCCACGGAACTGGCGGAAGGTGTGCGGCGAACTCGGCAGCATCATCAGCGCGGACGGGTCCGGGTTCGAACACGCGCGCAGCGGCACCACGTCGTCCGCCTGGCCGCCGCCGGATCCCGAGCGTTCGCGCGGTTCAAGCGACCATTTTTGAGGCATGCAGGGCAGACCGCGCGTGCGCGCGTGACGCATCACGTTCCCCACGTGATCGATGACCAGGAACTTAGGCTTCGCGCTGGCCGCGATTTGCGCGCGCCGTTGCTCGTCCGTCAGGTCCGACCAGATGCGGTGCTGCTCGTCGGTCAGCAGCAGCGTACCGCCGCGCCAGAATTGCTGAATGAACAGGCCGTAGGAGTTGGTGTGGCGTGCCATGCTCACCACGTGCACGTCGGGCAGGTCGACGCCTTCGCCGAACAGGTCGACATTGACCAGCTGCAGGAGGCGCCCGGCCTCGTACTCGGCCATGATCGACAGGCGCAGCGCGTCGGGTGTGTCGGCCGTCACGAGCTCCGCCGGCACGCCGCGCGCGCGATACTCGGCGACCAGCTTTTTTGCCTCCTCGACGTCGACCGCGAAGGTGATCCCAGGCTTACCCCCACCATGGCGCAGGTATTCGGCAACCACATCGCCGACCATCATCTTCGACGCGTGGACGGCGGCGGCCAGCTGCTCGTGTACGAAGTCGCCCGACGCGCCGACCTTCACCTTCTCGACGTCGACGTGTTCGGCCGCCAGCACCAGCCGGTAGTCGGTCAGGTACCCCATGTTGATCAGTTCGCGCGGCGAGCGCCCAACCACGATCACGTCGGCCACGCCGTCGGAGGCACGACCCAGCCCTTTACCGTCGGCGCGGCAGGGCGTCGCGGTGACCATCAGGCCGCGCGCGCGCGTGAACAGCTTGATCGCCTTGTCCCACATCGAATCCTTGGTCAGGTGGTGCGCCTCGTCGGTGACCCACAGCGTGACGTTGTCGAACCACGCCTCGTGCTTTCGCTTCGCGAGCGTGTTGACGCTGGCCACGGCCACCCAGGCGGACGGGTCGACGAAGTTGCGCCGTAACTTCGCCATGTGGCGCGCGCTGCACGCCCGCTGCAGCGATTCGGGCCCGATGATCCGGTGCCGGACGCCGGCCTTGGCGAGCGCGAATGACATTTGCTCGACCAGGCGCGCGCGGTGCGCGATCGCCACGCTGCCGGCCGGCGCGTTTTCCTTGATGATGTCCGAGAACAGGACGGTTTTTCCCGAGCGGGCCGGCGACACGGCCAGGACAACACCGTTCGGGTCCAGTTGACCCCACGCTTCGTAGATGGCCGCTTTAATCTCGGCCTGGTATAAACGCAGGCGTGTCATGCGACCACCGTGATGACAGGGATGCCCTGGAACGACCGGACGAACTCGGCGCACATGCTCATGGGGCGACCATCCAGAGCCATTTGATCACGCCGGCGATCGCGATGACCATGCCGGCCAGGATCGGCCAGGTTGCGACGTAATCACGCCAGTCGTAACCGTACCGATTCACGCCGAAAATGATCTCCATGGTAAAGCCGAAAAGAATTAACCCTACACCGACCGCAGTCATTGATCCCTCGCAAATGAGTTGTTGACACAGACGACATTTAAACATAATCTCTCGACCGTTGCACCAATTAAATTTTTCCACGGAGCCAAAAAATATGATCAGTTTGACCATTGCGGACTGCAGCCGCATGACGAAACAGGACGCGGCCGCCCTGCGCGCGATCGCCGATGCGTATTACCCCACCACGCGCAACCAGGACATGGACGTCGGTACGCTCAAGACTGCGATCGCGCGCGGGATGCCCGGCGCGATGTCCACGCTGGCCGAACTGAACGAAGCGGCGCACACGGCCGCGATCGGCCAGCTGAAGGAAATGATCACGCCTGCGCCGGCCGGCGAGACGGTCAAGGTACAGGACCTGGCCGGCATTGGCAGCGGGCCCGGGATCATCACGACGGGTAGCATCCCCACCGATCCCGCCCGCACGTTCACGCCGCCGCCCGAAGCGAAGGCATCGACGATACCAAGCACCGGCGACGCGCTTCTGGACAGCGCGGCAAGCCTCGGTCAGCTTTTCGTCGCCAGCGCACAGAAAACCGCCGACCGCCTCGGCGTGGACGCCACCGCCAAGTTGCACCCGCACGACAACCCGGCCGCCGGCGCGCCGGACCAGCACGACATCGCGGACCAGGTGTTCAGCGGTGGCGGCCTTCCCACAAGTGAGAATGTCGAGCCGGATCCGGCGGCATTGTTTAGCGGCGGCGGCCTGACCGCCACGCCGGGCGCAGCGGCGCAGTTGGTACAGTTGGGCGCGCAGGTCCAGGCCGGCATCACGGCGCTCGGCGCCACGGTTGTCGCCACGCCGGCTGGTGGCGCGCATATCATGCTCGACGTCGACCAGGCGCAGCCCGCCCCAAACGTCCAAAGCACGACACCTATCCCGCCGCCCTTGCCTACCGCGACCGCGCAAACCTCGCAGCAGCAATCCGACGCCGTGACGAACGTCTCGCCTCCGCCACCCCCACCGCCTGCACTCGCGCAGGGCAATGCGTCGGCCGCTGTGGCTACCACCAACCCTGCCCCGACGGTTGAAGTCGACGCCACCGGCCTGCCGTGGGATCCGCGCATCCACGCCAGCACCAAGACCAAGACGGCAAAGAACGTGTGGACCCGCCGGCGCGGCGTTGAGGATGACGTGTTCAACCAGGTCGAAGCGCAACTGAAAGCGGCCATGGCCATCCCGGCGCCCCCTGCAAACGTCGCCGTCCAGCAGCAACAGGTCGCCACCGACGCGCCACCCACCTTCCCCACCCTGATGACGTTCATCACCGAGCGTGTCAGCGCCCAGCGCCTCTCACAGGCCGATGTGCAGGCTGCGGTCCAGTCGGTCGGCCTCGAATCCCTGAACCTGGTGATGTCGCGCGCGGACCTGATCCCGGGCATCATGGCGAAGCTCCGCGAGGTGGCGCCTTGAACGCGGTGGTACGGTCGGTCGTGCTCGGGCCGGGCCGCGCGGTCCATGTCTACCAACGGAGCGCACCATGACGTGTGATTGCAAAAAATCGCTCGAAACCAAACTCGCAGAGCGTTTCAAGGAATCGGCGCCGGAAGCCAAGGATCACGCGGTTTCGTTGCAGGGATACGCGCTGATCCTTGGCGAAAAATTGGAGCAAAAGGGTTGCATGCCGATTCATTGCACCGCAACATACCCGCTGAAAAAGGGCGGAACCAAGGAAAAAACGGTCAAGCAAAACATGATTTTCACGTATTGCCCTTTTTGTGGGGTGGCTTATGGCTGATCACGCCCTGCTCGCGCCGTCGGGCATGAACACGACGATGCGCTGCTCCGGATCGATCCAGATGGCGCGCCTGTATCCCGAGGATAACGACAGCCAGGACGCACGCGAAGGGGTGGCGTCGCATTGGGCCGGCCAAGAGCTCCTCGGCGGCCAGATGGTCGACGTTGGCCTGGTCGCACCGAACGACGTGGTGCTCGACATCGACATGATCGAAGGCGCCGAAATGTACCAGACGGCCGTGCGCGCGCTCGTGCCGGCGCCGGCTGGCCACATCGAGCAGCGCGTCGATTGCCGGAACGTGCACCCCTACATGTGGGGAACGCCCGACTTCTGGCACTACGACCCGATCCAGCGCACGCTGTACGTGTTCGACTACAAGTACGGCCGGCGCTTCGTCGAAGTGTTCGAGAACTGGCAGCTGATCGCCTACGCCGCCGGCATCATTTGGGAGCTCAACCTCGACGACATCAACCTCACGGTGCATTTCTGCATCGTGCAGCCGCGCAGCTACCACCGCGACGGCGCGGTGCGCACCTGGCGCGTGCGCGGGTCGGACCTCCGACCGTACGTGAACCGCCTGGCCAGCGGCGCCGAGGCGGCCGTGCGCCACGACGGATCGTTCAACGACACGGCCGTGTGCACGGTCAACCGGGGAGGCGTGTATCGCACCGGCCGGCGCGCCGGCCCGGCGCTGCAGCGATCCGCGATGGGTGCGGTGGACCTGGCTGAAGCGCCGGTACCGTTCGACCTGCCGCCGGCCGCTGTGGGCGTCGAGCTCCGCATGATCCAGCACGCCATGTTGATGCTGAAGGCGCGCGCGGACGGCCTCGAGGAACAGGCCAAGTCGACCATGATGGCCGGCGTGGACGTGCCGCACTTCCGCCTCGAGCGCCCGCCCGGCCGCGAGAAGTGGCAAAAGCCCGTCTCCGAGGTCCTGGCGCTCGGGTCGATGCTCGGTCTGAACCTGGCCAAACCGCCCGAAGCGATCACGCCCACCCAGGCGCGCAAGATGGGCCTTCCGGCCGAGTTGACGGCCACGTACGCCGTGCGCAGCGCGGGCGAGCTCACGCTCGTGCCGGACGACGGCAGCAAGGCAAGGAAGGTGTTCACGGTGGGTGCGTGACACTTTGACGACACGCAAAATAAGTTGTTGACGCACCTGACAATAAGCAATATTATTAACTGGTAATAACATTTCAACCCACGACAGGAGCAGCAAAACATGGCAGCAAAAGACATTCTTTTCCCGATCGGCCGCCTCATCGGCGGTTCGGTCACCCGGGGCGACAGCACCGATAGTAAAGGTCAGCCGCGCGTCGTCAAGACGGGCGCGAACGCAGGTCAGCCGCTGACGATCTACAGTTTCGGCGTCGCCTTCCCGAAAAACGGAACCACCGCCTGGACGCAAACCCCCTGGGGCGCCTCGATCTACCAGGCCGGTGTCGAAGGCTACCCGAACGGCGAGACGAATCGCCCCGACTTCAGCTGGAAGGTGATCGACGGCGACAGCCAGATCCCGAATAAAAAGGGCAAAAAGCCGTGCGACCAGAACGGCTACCCGGGCAACTGGATCGTCTGGTTCGCCAGCGCGGCCGCCCCGAAGCTGTACGACATCATCGGCAACCCTGCCGGCGCCCCGCCGCGCCCGCTCATTGCGCCGATGGAAATCCTGCCCGGCTACTACGTGCAGGTGTTCGGCAGCGCGAAGGACAACAAGCCGAGCGATACGCCGGGCGTGTACGTCAACCACAGCATGGTCGCGCTGGCCGGCTACGGCGAAGTGATCAGCTACGGTCCGGACGCAAACGAGGTCGGATTCGGCGGCGCGCCGCTGCCGACTGGCGCCAGCACGGTCCCGGTTGGCGGTATGACGGCTACGACGGGTGCAGCGATCGCTGCAGCACCGTTGCCCGGCGCGGTGGTCCCGCCCCCAGGTGTGCAGCAGATGGTGGTTCCCGCAGCCGCAGTGATCACGCCGGTCGCCGTCACCCCGAACCCGGCGATCCTGGCCCAGGTCGCACCGCCGCCTCCGCCGGCCGCAGCCGCAGCAGCCGCACCTCCGCCCCCGCCGCCGGCAGCTGATCCGATGGGCGCGCCCCCGGGCCGCCGCATGATCGGCGCCTACACCTACCAGCAGCTGCATCAGGCGAACTACAGCGACGAGCAGATGATCGCTCAAGGCTACATGCAGTAATCCACCAGGCGGCCTGGTTCACCCCGGGCCGCCACTTCCCACGGAGATCCGCCATGAACGTCCAAGTTCGTCCGAAACCTCGCGTCCGTCTGGATCACCGGGATGCGCACGACCGCCCGGTGTGGCATGCTGTCGCCCCGGGAACGATCGCGACCGGCGCCACGCCGTACCTTGCCATGCACAACCTCCGGAACGTCCTGCCGACGAGGCGCCGGCCGTGATCGGACCGCGCGTCCTGAACAAGCACCACGGCGCGCACACAGGCGTCAGCATTATGCGCCCCAGCATATGGGGCAACCCGTTTAAAATCGGCCCGGATGGATCGCGCGCGGACGTCATCGAAAAATACCGCCGCTGGATCACCACCAAGCCCGACCTGATACAGCGCGCCCGCCATGAGCTCGCGGGCAAGAACCTAATTTGTTGCTGTGCGCCGGCCGCGTGCCACGGCGACGTTTTACTGCAGATCGCTAACATGACCACACTACCGCCCCCACCGCCCCCGATCCCGCTGAACAAGCTGGCGCCGCCGCCAGGGCGAGATTTGGCCCGCGACATTGCATCGATGTTCTGGCCCGGCGGCGTCATGCCCGATGCGCCGCCACCTCCCCCGCCAATTCCGCTTGTCGCAACACTCCAGCCCCCACCGCCCCCGATCCCGTTGGCGCGCCCGGTGTTTGTTTGCGATTCTGAGTGCTACCGTGACTACTGGCTGATCGCGTTCATGAACGTCGAGACTCGAGAGATAACAATGTTCGATAGCTATCCGGGGAAACCTCTCGATGTGGTCGGCGTGGGTCGCATGATGCGGGCCGGGACCATTGTGACTTTCAACGGCAACGGGTACGACATCCCGATGATCGCCCTGGCCATCACCGGCGCCCACAATGCCGCGCTGAAGTCGGCCAGCGACGCGATCATTGTGGGCGGCGTGAAGCCCTGGCAGTTCGGCTCGCGGTTCGGCGTCACCATTCCGGAATGGGACCACGTCGACCTGATCGAGGTCATGCCCGGCCAATACGTGACGCTCAAGATTTACGGTGGCAAAATGCACAGCCGGAAAATGCAGGACTTGCCGATCGACCCGAGCGCCAGTATCAGCGAGCAGGACCGAATCAACCTGCGCGCGTATTGCGGGAACGACTTGGAAGTAACGCGCGATGCGTGGTTTCAATTCAAGCCACAAATCGACTTGCGCGCCGAAATGAAAAAGCAATATGGCGTGGAATTGCGGTCCAAATCTGATGCGCAAATCGCCGAGGCGGTCATCAAGGCGGAATTAAAGTTCTACGTGGAAAAGCCAAGTATTCCGCCGCGCACCGTCATTAAATATCAGACGCCCGATTTTATCCGCTTCCACACTCCCCAGCTGCAGGCGACGCTTGCGATGGTCCAAGCGGCCGAGTTCTACATCAGCGACAAGTTCGCGCTGACCATGCCGAAAGAGGTCAAGGAAGCGCTGATCCCGATCGGCCAGGCCGCCTACCAGTTCGGCATCGGCGGGCTGCACTCGACAGAGGCGAAGATCGCCCACGTGGCCGACGCCACTTACAGCATCATGGACCACGACGTGGCCAGCTATTATCCGTCGATCATCTTGCGGTGCAATCTGTTCCCGAAACAGATGGGCGAGGCGTTCATTCGCGTCTACCGGAAGATCGTCAAAACCCGCCTCGAGTCGAAGGATAAAGCGAAGGCTGCGAAAAACGCCGGCGATAAAGTCGAGCAGAAAAAATGGCAGGTTATCGCCGATGCCCTCAAGATCGTTGTGAACGGATCATTCGGCAAATTCGGGTCGCGGTTTTCAATTCTTTATTCGCCGAACCTGATGTTGCAAACGACCATCACCGGCCAATTGTGCCTGTTGATGCTCATCGAAGAATTGGAAATGTGCGGCATCCAGGTTATCCAGGGCAACACCGACGGCGTGGTTATCAAATGCCGCCGCGATATGGAATGGCTCAAAAACGACATTATAAAAAATTGGGAAAAACGCACCGGGTTTGAAACCGAGGCGACGGAATACACCGGCATTTATTCCAAGTCAGTCAATTCGTACATCGCGACGAAGCCGGACGGGACCGCAAAACGAAAGGGCGACTTTGCCGAGCCGATCCCGGTCGGCGGATCATGGCCCAGCCCGACCAACGTGATCTGCGCCGACGCGGCCGCCGAATTCCTGCTCAAGGGGACGCCGGTCGAGCAGACGATCCGCGCGTGCACCGACGTGCGCAAGTTCGTCACGGTCTGGAATGTCAAGGGTGGCGCCGTCAAATATTGGGGTCGCGAGGTACCCGAGGCGACCAGTCAAAAGGGGAAGCGCGCCCAACTGGAGCATGCCGGCTGGGAACCCGACTTCGAGTCGAAGCACTACACCTACGGGAACAGCGCCCCCATGCCGCTTGACGAGGCGTACCCGATCGCGCTGGATCAACTGCGCCAGGCGAACCCGGTCCGGAAGGAATATCTCGGCAAGGCGGTGCGCTGGTATTATGCGGCCGGCCACGACGGCGCGATCTACGGCGCGAAGGATGGCAGCCTTGTGCCGCGCAGCGAAGGCGCCAAACCGATGATGGAGCTCGTCGACAAGATACCCGACGACCTGGACTGGAACTGGTACATCAGGGAAGCGTGCGACCACCTGCGGGACATGGGTGTCGGGTCTGCTTGACATGTATCAAACAATCGCCCATTCTCGCGCCGTTTATGCAACTAGGGGCATGACGTGGAAGCGATGACGATGGAAGGGTGGCGCCGCCGCCTGCTCGAACTCATGCAGGCCGAGCGGGAAGCGCGCACCAGAGTGAACGAACGACCGGGCCCGGTCGAGGCGGAACGTGCGTATCAGGCGCTGCAGCGGGCGCGAACGGATTTAGTCAAGCATTACGAAGCGCGGCCGACCACGGCCTGACGTTCCAACTCGTGCTCGCGCGCGCAATCGGACGAGCACCATAGCGCCCCACGGCCGACCACGGCGCCGCAGAAGTTACAGGCCAGCTTCGGCGCCGGAGTACGCCCGGCCAGGATATCCACGCGTCGTGCAGCAGCCACGGCGGCCCGGTCGATTCGTTCGTATTTGCTCATTCTTCGTCGTCCAGTTCTATCCGCTTGTGTTCCGGCAGGGACGACAGTGGCGTAGGGAAAACGTCCACCACGCGCCCACGATCATCGGTCACCAGCACGAGAGATTCTTCGGTCGGCGTGATGACGCTGAAGTCCATGGCTATGCGGCAGGCGCCGCCGTGTAGTGCGACCCGCCGCCCACGCGCACGCCCAGCCACATCACGTAAGCCTTCCAGGCCGGCACGCCGCACGCGATCAGCGCCTCGCGGAACACTGCGTCGCACACATCGCGCGGGTACTTGCCGAGCGAGTACAGGTAGTCGTGCACGACGGCCGCCGGGTCGTCGCCGATATCGCCGCCGAACAGTTCGAACACGCCCGGCACGCGCGGGACGCTGGCGTAATCGGTCGAGAAGCCGATCGGCACGTCGACCTGGACGCCCAGCACATCCGACCAGTACGACAGCAAGGCGGTCAGGATATCGGCGTTTGCCTTACCGGCGACCTGCTTTGTGGCCAGGTCGGTCAGGAAGCGCCCGGTCATTTTGCAGCCGGTGTGGTGAGCGGACCCGGGCACAGCGACTGCACAGCCGGGATGATCTCCGGGTGGCGCTGGATCGCCGAGTAGGGCAGGTCGCACATCGCGACCTTTTGCGCCTCGACGACGGTATCGGCGGCCGCGTGCGCGCCGGTAACGGCCACGGTGCCGTAGCCCTGGATGGCCTGTTGCAGGCTGGAACAACCGGCCAGGCCGAACGTCAGCATGATGGCGAGAACGATGGTGCGTTTCATGATTTACCCCCTCCTTGATTGGACGCGTGGCCGATCAGTCCGACCAGGCCGTACGAGACGAATTGCGCGAGCTCAGGCGCGGGCGCGCGCCCCGTCGCCACCAGATAGACCCACGTGGCCAGAAGTCCCGCTCCAGCGATCAGGCGGGCCGTGGTGGCGTTCATACACCGAACACCTGCCTACCACGCCCGTAGGCGCCCTGACGCGCCACGTAGCCGATTGAGTCGCCCAGCGCCGCCGTCTTGCGACCCAGGTTCACCACGTCGCACACGCCGTCGAAATCCCGCTTGTTCGCGTAGACGCTGCAGCCGCGCGAAGCGTAGTACCAGGCCGCCGAGCGCGCGGCGCCGGACGGCGAGCGCAACCAGTCGCCGATCAGTGCCGGATCCACACCGAAGTGGTGCGCGGCCGCCAACTGCATGGCCTTGCCGGTGAGTTCGAGCAGACCGGCCCCACGATGCGCCCAGCCGTCGCCGCTCGCCACGTCGCCATTACCCATCCGGTTCGCGTAGACCAGGTTCGCGATGCGCTCCGGCTGGTGCGCCAGGCTGCGCGCCAGGGCGTTCGGTGCGCGTGGCCCAACCTTCAGATCAGCGAACCGCGCCGGCCAGGTGGCTGCGAGTCCTTCAGCCGAATAGTTCAGGTTCTCCGACGTGGTCGACAGCTGTCCGGATTCGACGGCGACGTTCGCGAGGAATGCGACCACGTCCAGCGGCGTGACGATTCCGTTTTCAGCCATGGCCGCGTTCAGCGGCGCCAGGTACGTCTCGACGTACGGGCCGGCGGCAGGCATGATGCGAAGCAACTGGTCGCGATCGATGTTCATTTGCGCTTATGCTTCAAGAACTCGCGCCGCACGAGCACGATGATCTGTAGAACGGTGAACACCAGAACGGCCATGCTGACCCACTTCTCCACCGGCATGTTGCACAGGTAGGTGAGCACGGTGACGGCCACGCCGGGCGATGCCTTCGCGCCGCCCTTCGCCAAATCGGACATGAAGTCGGGCGCGGCGGCCGCGTCGGTGAGTTGCTGTCGTACGGTCATGGGGCGGCCTGGTGACGGTTGGCGAGCTCGTCGGCAGAGAACACGAAGCCGGGACCGCGCGGGAACGCCTGGAATATCCAGAGCGGAAGGGATAGATGGTGGATGCCGTGACCGGCGTGGCGGTGCATCTTGACGTTCAGCGGTAGCATGTTCGCGCGCGAGTCGACAAACGTCTCCGGGTGCGATGGATCGAACGCGGACCAGTCGAAACCGCGCCACTTCGTGATTGCGACGATCATCCCGATCAGGAGCTCGGACACCGGGACCATGATCGGCTTGCCATCAGCGTCGATATACGGCAATCCCGTCTCCAGGTCGATCATTGGCAGATGGGTGATTTCGCCGGTACCGATACCGCGCATGACGGTCCAGTCGACCGCGTCGGTGAAAGCAGCCTCAACGAACAGGTGATGGTACTCGAGGTCGTCCGGGTGGCCGGTGATGGCGCACACGTCGCCGCGCGCATGCCCGGCAGTCTTGGTCGCGCGGAAGGTCGGCGTTTCGACCCGAGGCGCGTGGTCAGGATAGAAAACGTCCTCCTGAATGGAAGCGCGGAATTCGTGCTCGTGGGATGGGGCATTCATTGCCGGACGCCTTCTGTCTGTTCGCTATTTCACAATTCTCCGTTGAAAGTGTTCCGAAATCAATCTTTTTATTTCCGGCAGTTACGATCCTGTTGCTTCGCTATCAGCCGTGGCTGAGCCGGCGAGCGCGGGCGCGTTCGGGTCGTCGACCACGGGCTGCACGTCGCTGGTGGCATTGGTTCCAGCGAACAGCGGATCCTGCATGATCAGGTCGTACAGTTGCTCGCGCGGATCGACGCCGCCGGCCGCCACGATCGACTCGACGGTGCGGAAGATGCTGCGCACGTACATGGGCGACTCCGGCGCCACCTCGCGCGCGTAGGAGTTGGCATAGAAGCCGACCAGGAAGTGCCAGCGCGGGACCGGTTCACTCGGCGAGCACAGGAGTTCGGCCTTCAGCAGTCGGTGATAGTCGCCGATCGAATAGTTCGGCGCGGTTTGGGGTGCGATGATAGCCATTATTGTTGAACTCCTCCGTTTTGGGTTTGCAGCGTCACTGTCCCCGAGGTCACGATCTGACCGGTCGACCGGATGCGAACCTGGATTGTAAGTGTGCACGATGATTTGTTACCGGTGGCGCCGGTCGGGTTTATACCCCAGCCGATACCGGACCACGACGCGAACGAATACCACACCCCGACGCCGAAATACCCGGTGGTGTCGAGGTTGTTGTAGTTCGAACTGGTGGCCATGACATCGTACAGCGTCCCATCGTAAATCGTCCCATCGTTCGCGCTGTTTGCCCAATACCCGTACAGCCCGCTACCCCCATCGTAATGACCGTCCCGGTACATATCGAAATAGGCCGGCGCGCTGTATTCGACATCGGTCCCGCTGATCGTGTTGTAGCTCGGGTATGTCGCGCCGCCTCCACCACCGCCACCCGGATCACCGCCGCCTCCACCACCACCGCCGCCGCCCGTGACGGTAAGCGTAGCGGTGCTAGATTGGGTCGCGGCGGCGCCGTTATAGACGATCACGAAATAGCTGAACGATCCGGCCACGCTTGTGTCAGCGCCCACGGCCTGCCCTGTGGCGCCCGGGATCGCCACGCCGTCGCGATACCACTGAAACGCAGTACTCACGTCCGCCATCACAAGGAACGATGCTGCCCCGTTAAGCGCGACGGTCTGATCAACGGGTTGCCTGGTGATGACCGGCGGCTGCGCCATCGACAGCGCGGCGGACGCGGAGTGGGATTGCGTGCTTGTCCCGTTGTTGCCGTTCGGGCTACCGGACAGGCCGTATTGGACGGCGCACGTGTATGTGCCTACGGTACCCGAGCCGGTCGTGATGTTGATCGACGATGTTCCGGTCGAGCCGGTAAGGTTGCTTTGCGTGAAACCACCGGGCCCGGTCCACCGAAACGACAGATTGGCGTTCGCACCGCTCGCGCTGGCAGTGAATGTTTGAGTCGATCCTGATGTTTTATTCGCCGAAGTTGGACTAATCGCCACCGAAAAGGTGGCCCAAATAAAAATCGTCACGTTCGCACTGGTCGTGCCTGACGCGTTCGATAGCGTGCACGTGATTACCTGGTTTCCAGTACCGCTCGGTGCGACAGTTAGCGACGTGCCGGTCCCAAGCGTGGTGACGCCCTGCTTCCAGGTCACGGTCGGCGCCGGGTAGCCATTCACCGAGCACGACAGGGTTGTGTTCCCACCCTGATCACAGTTCGTTGCGGTAGGGCCGCTAACAAACGACGGCGGCGTGGGCGCCTGCGTGACGGTCAGGGTCGCGGTGCGGGATTGCGTCGATCCGACACTGTTTGTCGCGATGCAATAAACCTGCGCCCCGTTGTCCGATAGAGACGCAGGGAACGAATAGGTCGTGCTGGTGCTGGGCGACGCCGTCACCTTGGTCCCGTTTTTGTACCAATCGATGCTGGTATTGGTGACGGTGTCCGAGCCGAGCTCGACGGTGAACGAAGCAGTGCCCCCTGCCGTCACCGTCTGGTCGGCCGGCTGGGTAGCATACGATGGCGCATTCGCAGCCGTGATGGTGATGATCGTTTCGGCTTGCCCTTCGCTGTTCGTCGCGATACAGTCGAACTGATAATCACCATAGGTCGACGGCGTGAAGGTCAGGGAGTTGGTGCTCGACGACAGATTGCCAGGCCCGGTAATTGAGTACGCCGGTGCCGGCGTACCACTCGCCGTGATACTCACGGTCACACTCGTGCCGACCCTCACGATCAGGTTGCCCGTTTTACCAGTGATGACTGGCGCGACGTTGTTGTTCACTGTTGCCGTCGAGACGGTGCTCTGCGTGTCGACCAGGATGTTGTGGGCGACGCAGTAGAACTTTGCCTGGTCGTCCGACGAGTCGGCGACCTTGGAATAAGTGGTTGAGGTGGCGCCAGCGATCGCCGCCCCGTTCTTGTACCACTGCAGCGTCGGCGTCGGGTTGCCTGCCACGGCCACGGTCAGCGCGAGCGTCTCGCCAGGCTTACAGCGCGGAGCGGGCGCCGGCTGCGTGGTGAAGGATGGCGCGCTCCAATTGGCGCCCCCAGGTGTGCCGGCAGGTGCGGCCGGGCCCAGTTGGGACAGGTCGACCACAGGGCAGTAGCGGCCCGTTTGACTTCCGAGTTTGTAAGCAGCGATGACGGGTGAGCTCGACGACTGCGCATCCTTGATCAGGCCGAACGTCACTTGGAACCCTACCTTTTTTGCGCAACCCACGTAGCGCGTGCTGGTCGACCCCGAGTAATCGGCCTGATAGTAGAACGGGATCAGCAGGCCCGGCAGGTTCGTGACGGCGAGCGAGTATGTGTTGGTCGCGCCTGCGGCCGGATAGTTGATGGTCAGGGTGTCGCGAATGCTCACCGATTCGACGCTAGAGTCCCACGTCAGCGCCTGCGACGCGGTCTTCAGCTGCACGGCATAGGTGCTGTTCGACGGCGTCGGGTGATTGATCGCGTAGACGTGCAGCGTCGGGATGGTGTAGCTGGCCGCTTTGGTGTAGACCGTCACGAGGACGTTTGTCAGGCCAGCATTCGCCTGGATGCATTCGCCGTTGACCGCATACCACGTGTCGTCGGTGCCGGAGTCCGGCATTGCCAGGAGTACGACTTTATCCGAGGCGTCCTGCAGGGTGAAGTTCGGCGTCGAGTGCAGGTAGGCCGTGTAGCCATCGGGCGTCGTATAGTTCGCGATCGCAGTCGCGTTAAGGCTGACCTTGCCGAGGTATTGCGGCGCCGGGTAGCCCTGGTCTGCGAGCGTTTCACCCTGATTGTTGATGACCTTGACGCCGTAGGTGTCGGAGGTGATCAGCTTCGACGCGAACACATAGATCACGGTGCTCGTGTTCGAGCTCGCATCGGTGGCCGTCCAGTTGATGCAGCCGTTACCGCTCGCGTCGGTGCCGACCGAGACGGTATGGCGCGCGGCGCTCGCCGTGTAAAAGTACAGGCTCGACCCACCCGTTCCCGGGTAAGACTTGGTGCCGCTGCCGCCTCCCGGGAGCGAGAGAATTTCGATGAACACGCCGCCGCGACTTAGGCCATTGACCATGACAGATTGGTCGGCGCGGCGTGTTTCGATCCCGTAGACGCTCATGCCAGTTTTCCGATCAGGACGCGCGGCGCGTTATTGATGTCGTTCACCTGCAGCAGGCCAGGTGCGCCGGGCCCGGAGTTGATCGTCGCGGCGTTGAACGTGGCCGCGCCGGTCGAATCGATGTGCGCGGTCCCGTTGCCGAAGTTGATATCGCCGGTGGTGATCGAGCCGAGGTTGGCGGTGATGGCCGACAAGCTGCCGACCTTCAGCGACGACCAGTACGGGATCGACCAGGTCACCTTATTGGTCGTCGGGTCGTAGATGCCGTCCGACTGATACATGTATTGGCCAGGCGTCAGGGTCGGGACGGTCGCCGACCACGTGCCGACGATACCGCCGTCGTTTTGCGCGGGCAGGCTGGTCTTGCCGGTGGTCGCGGCCGGCGCCACGTTGGTGGTCGGCGTGGTCGATGCGACATAGGCCGTCACGTACGATGCGCCGTTCGTACCGGGCCCGCCGCTCGAGCCGGCGAAGCCTGCCGCGTAGATCGACGCGCTGGTCCAGTTGAACGGGGTTGTTGCGTTCGTGGCCGAGTCGACCAGTGCGACCTTGGCGGCCCACAGCGTCGCGCCCTGCACAACGGCCGGCGGTGCCAGCGCCCAGCCGGTCGGCGCGGCGCCGAACGTTCCGGCGTTCGCCCCGGTCCATGTGTAAGTCGCGGTACCGACCGGCGCGGCCGGGATAGACGCAGCCCACTGGTACACGATGGCCGCGCCCGCGTTCACACCGTTGCTGCCGTTCTGCGACCACACCGAGACGACGGCCGACGCATAAGACACGGTGGTGGTCGTGGTGCCGACCGGGACCGACAACTGCACGGTGGCCACGTAGAGCTTAGCGCCAGGAGCGCCCGGGTTGGAGCCCGCCGACAAGGCCCAGCCGTCCGAGCCGGTATAGGACGAGTTCGTGCCAGTCGGCCATGTGTAGGTCGAGCTCCCGTTCGGCACGATCGGCGCCGCCGTGGACCACTGGTACAACTGGACGGTTGCGGTTTGCACGCCGGTGGTGTTGGCGATCACAATCGGCAGTTCCGCCGTCAGCGTCATCCCTGCTTTATCGAAGCTGTCGTAGGCGCCCGCGCGCACGTAGTAGGTCGAGCCGAGCGTCAGCAGCGTGTTATCCGCGAGCCTGGGGATGGTCGCGGTGTTGTTCGGGCCGTCGTAGACCAGCGTGCTCGCGTCCGGCGTGAAACCCGACGTTTTCGATATCCACACCTGCAGGCCGGCGAAATCGGGATCCTGCGGTCGATCGCATGAAAACTGGACGGCGCTGTTCTGGCTGACGACCTTCGCGTTCACCAGGGCGCCCACCTGCGCGTTTGTCGCCGTGTAGGCCGAGAATGCGCCCGCTGCGCCGTTTTGATTGATGCCTTGGACCTTGATGGTCACCGTTCGCCACGGCCCGCCGTCGGCCTTCATATCGGCCGCCGAGTAGTCGAAGCGCAGCGCGTCGCCGACGTTCACCTCGCGCACCTTGACCGGCGTCGCGCCGGTGGTCCAAATTTGCACGTTGTAGGACGCGGCGTTGCCGATGCGGTCCCATTTGAACTTTGCGACGCTGGCCGTGAAGGGGCCCTCAAGGCCCAGGTGTAGCGGCGCGATCGGCGGCAGGTTGGCCTGCCAGCCCGTCACGGTGTAGGTGAAGCCGTTCACATCGGCCAGGTTCTGCAGGCCGCCGCCGAAGCGGTTGAACGCGAGCAGCTTGATATACAGCGTCTTGCCGATGTAATCGGCCGTCAGCGGCATTTTCGCCAGGGTGTCATCGCACCGCACGAACGGAAGACCCGACGCGTGGTTGTTGAAGCTACGCGACAGGTACGCGCCGCGCACCATGGGGTTACCGAGTGTGTAGGCACTCGCGCCGGTCAGCGTCGAGTTTTGATAGGCGAAATACTCGCCGTCCAGGTAGCACAGCGTCGTCAGTGCCTCCATGTCGTCGACCGATGCGGTCAACAACTGGCCGCCGCATTCCAGGGTGACGCCGAGCGTGTCGTTGGTGATCACGCCGCCGGTTTCAGGATCGGGCGTGCCGCCGGAGACGGCCGCGAGCGCGGTGGTCGTCGGACCGAAGCGCGAGTTCCCATGGATGACACCCGCGCGCTGATAGTTCGAGCCGGTCAGGCTGACCCACACCTCACACCCGCCGTACGTGGGTGACGCGCCTCCGGCCGCCAGCCACACCTCGAGCCCGCTCGAATTCTCGGCCAGCGCCGCCGGGCCCTCGAAGATGATCTGGTTGCCGACGACGCCAGGCGATTCGTTGAAGTTCGGGACATAGCCGTCGCTCGAGCTGGCCGGGTACAGGGTCGCGGTGGCGGAGCCCTTCGGGAAATCCTCGGCGACCACGGTCAGCAGGCCGGAGTCGTTCTCTTCGATCGACAGGATGCGAACCGGCTGCTTGTTCAGGCCCAGGTTCGGATCGGTGATGGTCACCAGGTCCATCGGCTCGAGCCCGATCTTCGTCCAGCCCAGCGTAAATTCGTAGGTGTTTCGGATGAACAAGCTGCGCTGCAGGATCAGCGTCGCGACGATTTTCGCCACGTTGGCGTCGGTGATCCAGTGCGCCGTAATGGTCGGCATCGGGCGCGCGCCATTCTCCTGAATGTCGGCCTGGTCCGCTTGCTCCATGATCGCGATGTTGTAGTCGTTCGCGCGGTCGAAAAATTCCAGCTTCACCGAGTTGAACGAATCCGATACCGCGCCGCGCGTCACCTTGACCGGACCCTCGTCGTCGACCGGCTGGAAGTCGTCATCGGTCAGGTCGTAGATCGGCGTGGTCACCGGGTTGAACGTCACGCCGTTACCGGTCAGCGACAAGTCCGTGTAGGGAACCAGTTTCAACATGCCGCCCGACCACACCATGCCGACGTTGGTCAGTTGCGCCAACGAGTCGAGGAAGGTGGCCGCGCTCGTCTGTTCGGTCAGGGCCGGCGACAGCACGATGCCCTGCGCGAGGCAGGCGTTCGAATAGGCGGTCAGCGGCGCCAACTTCTCCAGGCCGAAGCGCACGCCGTACACCGGGTTGGTCAGCGCGTCCTGCAGGATTTTAGATGGGTCTGCGTCGGGAACGCTCGAGCTCAGCGAAAACGACGTTTGCACCTCGAACGCATGGTTTTCCACCGAGGCGCCCGAGTCGAGCGAATAGTTCGCGCCGGCCACGTAGGCTACGCCGGAATAGCCCAGCGCCTTGTCCGGATGCTTGGACGTCAGGTAGGACCAGGGAGCCTGGCCGGGCGTGCCGCTGTGAAGTTCCAGGCCAATCTCGGCCAGGCTCGACGAGCCCGTATTGCCCGAGGCGAAAGTGTAGTTGATGCGCAGCGCGGCGCCGGCATATTGCGGCGCGTTCGGGAAGGTATAGACACCGTTGGTGCAGGTGTAATCCTTGCCCGAGACGAGCGTCACCCACGCGCCAGCGCGGTTGTAGGTGAAGTCGTCCTGATAGTCGACCTGCGTCTGCACCTGGACCGAGATATTGCGCCAGCTGGCGGTGTTCTGGACCGTCACCGTGCCGCCGTTGGCCGGGTAGGTCAGGGTGTCGATTTCCTGCGCGGCCGCGCCGTTGTAGGACTGGCCGGTAAAAATGTTCTTTCCGCGCCAGGTGGTCAGCACGTCCAGGACCGGACCCTCGCACAGCGACATTACGACCGACGCCTGGTAGGTGTAGGTGGTGTCCTTGGTTTGCGTGCCGCTGCCGCCCTTGCCGCCCGTTTGCGTCGTCGTGGTGTGCGGGATCGCCGCGAAATCTCCATACCAAATGAGGTTGCCGGCGATGCGCGTGCGTCCCCACACGATCGGGATCACGGTTCCATAGGTGGACTGTTGAATTTGGATCGCACCGATCGCGGGCGTGGTGTTGCTGATCGTCTTTTTACCGCCCATTTTCAGTCATCCCAAAGCGTGAAGTATTTGACCGCACGTCCCCGGAAAACCTCGGCGTCGCGGAGCTCCAGCCGGACCCCCTGGTTCAGGTACGAATGGATGATATAACCATTGTCACACAGAATTGCTCCGTGGGAAAAGCAGCGGCCGAACTTCCAGATGATCACATCGCCCGGCTTCGGCTCGGCGACCTCTCGCCCGTATTTCGCCAGCCATCCCAGGTACTGCTCGTCGCTGCGGTGCAGATGCCAATCGGGCGCGTAGACGCCAGGATCGACGTGCGGGACCACGCCGACCGCTTCGTAGACTTCGCACAGGATCGTCGCGCAGTCGACCCCCACACCCTTGATGCGCCCGCCGGTGTGGTAGGGCGTGTTGATCCAGGTGTGCGCCTCGGCGATGACGGCGCGGCGCTGCTCGGCGCTCACGCTGCCGTCTCCGGTACCGGGATGAAGGGGAAACCCTTGAAATTGATGACGTTGTTAAATTTGTTTTTGCAGTCGCCGTTTTGCAGCTTGTCGCACCCGGGCGTGATCACGAAGGCGTCGCCGTTGGCGATCGGGTAGGGGAACGCCTTTGTCGGGTACACGGCGCCGCCGGTGTGCGATTTCACCGTGCGCGTCAGGCCGGTGTTGGCGCCGGACGTGAACTTGATGGCACCCATCTGGTAGTACCCGTCCGGCTGCGTCCAGGCTGCCACAATGCCGCCGTTGGCGTTGACGCTGGTGGCAGTACCGGTCGCGCGGTATGTGGCCGCCTTGACCGTGCAGCCCGGGCTGTAGAGCGAGTGCAGGCAGGTGGCCTGGTACACGTTCGGCGGAATCATGACGTTCAGGCGCTCGAGGTCGGATTTGACCGTCAGGTGTATGGCCATGCGCAGGATTTCGGCCGGCGCGGTGTTACCCTGGAATAGCAGCAGCGTGTCGACCGGCGTCAGCCAATCCTTCATGAACAGGCGCTGCAGCGTCACCCTGCAGTTGTCGAACAGGCCCGAGACTGCGGCCGCAAGCATGGGCATGCCGGCCACGAGGATCGAGGCGTCGGCCTGGAAGTCGATGTCCAGCGAATCGACCTCGACGCCGGTGGCCCAGCGAATCTTACTGCGCGTCAGGCCGGCGGGCGCCGCCAACCATGTGGACCCGTTGAACGTGACGGCGTCGGTCGCATTGCAATACCGCATCGTCACGCCGTTCTTGAGGTCGAAGGTGTACAAGTCGACGGCCATCAACTGCGAGGTGGTGTTGAGGAAGGCTACCAGGTTGTTGCTCATGTCCCGCATCAGAACACCCCCACGAAATCGCATTTTTTCGCCAGCCACAAGTCCTTCATGAATTGTTCGAATTCCATGCTGTCCTTGGTGAAGCGGACGCGGAAATAGTACGACCCGGTCCACGCCAGGATCGCACCGGCCGGCGGCGCCACGTTGAAAACGACGTTCACGCCGTCCGCGCAGGTGAAGGCGCTCGACTGCACGCCGTTGATGTAGACGACGGGTGACGGCGCGTAGCCGATCGGCTCGGACCAGCCGTCGATGTAATGGGTCAGCTTGAACGTGGTCGTCACGCCGTCGCCCACGCCGATCGCGGCGGCCGTCGCGCTGTTATCAGTCGGATCGCTGTACAGGAACGAATCGAACGAACCCTGGCGCGCGTTGAAAAAGCCCATCAGCTTCTGGAGCTCGGCGTACTGCGACGCGCCGCGCAGCACCTCGTAGGACAGCGAGAATTGCCACACGGGGCGCGATCGCTGCGCCATTCGGACCTCCTTGCCGCTGACGGCGCGCTGCGCCGCCGTGGACCACTCCGGCGTCTTGAAGGTCGACCAGGCCAGGCCCGGGAAGGTCGGGAAAATGGCGTTGCTCATGCGTCAGCCCTTGAGTGCGAAGTTGCGAACCTGGTTCTGCAGCGCGGATCCAAGCGCGCGCCCGCTATCCTTGAACAGGCGCTGCACCGATTTGGCGTCGACGGCGTGCACGTGCAGGTGGATCGCGCCGCCACCGCCACCGCCCTCGGCCATCTGGCGCACCGCGTCGGCCTGCTTCGCCGGCAGCACCATTTCCTTTTCGTGCAGCTGGGTCACCGGATTGACGCCGGCCGGGATGTCGTAACCGCCGCGCGCGGACGCCAGCGGCGCGAATGCAGCGGTGGCAGCGTAGGCCGTGGCCGCCGCCTCCGGCGCCAGCGCCAGGCCGACGTAGGGGATTGCAGCGGTCGAGGCGAACGCCGCCGATGCGGCCACGGCCGCGTTGCTCATGACGGCCGCGACGCCGGTGGACGCCTGCACGATCCGGTTGGTGATTTGCGTCATCAGCCACTTGGCGGCCATATCCGCCACCATATCCGCGAAGGCGCCCATGATCCCCTTGAACAGGCCGCGCAGCGCACCAGCAAACGTGGTCGTCCCCTGCAGCATGCTCGACAGGTTTTGTTTGAACGACTGCCCAATACTTTGCGACAGGTTCAGGTACGGTTGCTTTTCCTGCAGGATCGACTTGTTTTGGATTTTGAGCGAATCATTGGCGTGCTTTTGCTCCATTTCCAGCAACTGGTCGAGTATCTTCTGCCGTTCGACCAGGTTGACGCTCGGGTCCTTGGACAGCAACTCCAGTCGACGCTCAAGCGCCTTGCGCTGGATGTTGTAGCGTTCCATTTCAAACGCCTGCTCCATCTGGATCGCCCGCGCGTCGGTTTCCTGACCCAAGGCGAGACGCTGCGCGTCGGCCTCCTGCTCGGCGTCCACGCGGCCCAGCGCCATCTTCTGGTCGAAATCGATCACCTCCTGCTGCAGGTCCATGCGCTGCTGCGCGACCCGCTTCGCATCGGCGAACTCGGCGGCCGCGATTTGCTTCTTCACCGCGTTTATTTGGGTGTCGCCAGCCTTCAACGTCGACAGAATTTTGCGCCAGTAGTCCGCCTCGTCCTGGACCGACATTTCGCGCATTTCGTTCTGCATCATATACGCCGTTTTATCGGCGAGCAGCTGCGCCTCCCACATTTTCATGCGGTCGTCTTTGGCCTTCGGCTTATTGTCGACAGGGTCGACAAAGGATTTCTTTTTGCTGTTGTCGGTCTTGGTGGTCGCGGTCCCTTCCAGGAACAGTTCGCCGACCCGCTTGCTGGTCAGTTCGGACGACTCGGCCATGTTATCCATAGCCTTACCCCACGACGACGCGATCTCGGTGCCGATGTTGGCGATTTCCGCCTTCGCGCCCGCAAAGTCGCCGGTGAACGCCTTGTACAGGGCGGCGCCGAACGCGCGCACCGGCTCGGTCAGGGTGAACAGACCGGCCTTGATCGTCTCCCACAAGATGATGACGCCGTTGCGCACGAACCAGAACGTCGCGGCCAGGCCGTCAACAGCACCCTTCAGGACGAACACCGCCGCAGGGCCGGCCGAGGACAGCCACTGCCCGAACTGCGTAAAGATCGGCATGACAGCATCGCCGATGGTCTTTTTCAGCGCGTCCATCACGTCGCCGACATCGTTCATTGCGGCCTTGTATTCCTTCATGGCCGTAACGTTCTGCTCGGTGACGGTCAGCCCGAGCTCTTTTTGCTTGTCGGCGGCATCTTCGAGCACCTTGTTATTCAGCTTCAGGAGCGAACCGACCTCGGCAGCACCTTTGCCGAACAGCACCTGGCCGGCCAGCGCGCGGTCCGTGCCCTCCTTGTAACCGCCCATGACCTTCACGCCGTCGAGCAGCAGGTCCCGCATGTTGCGGTACTCGCCGTTCGCGTCGCGGGTTTTCAGGCCCATTTTGTTGAGCGCCTCTTCGTTGTTGCGAAGCTGGCGCGACAGGTGCTGGGTTCCTTCGATGACCGTCTCGGACGACGAGTAGATATCGCCGAGCGCAACGTTCAGCGTGGCCGCCTCTGTTGCGCTGATGTTGAGCGCTTTCGACAGGCCCATAGCCTCGCCGGTGAATTGCTTGGAGAAGGCGATGCCTTCCTTGAACACACCCACGCCTGCCGCGATGGCGGCCAGGGCGGCGAATTTGTTCGAGACGAAGCCTACCGCGTTGGACAGGCCGCCCAATTGACCCTGAAGTCCCGAGACGGCACCACCCACGCGGCCCTGCAGCGTTTGGAAGTGGCCCGCGATATTGGTGGTGTTGGTGCCAGTCGCGGCGGTGGCGCCGGACATCGACGCCTGCAGGCCGGTCAGGAACGACTTGAACTTGGCGGCCAGGCCGTCCACGCCGGCGGCGGCCGGATTCAAGCCGTTGCGCATCCCTTCGGCGCCGGTGCGGACCGTCTCGGCCGCGTGCTGCATCCCCTGGTCGAGATTGCCAGTGGATGCGGTGATATCTACCCGTACTTGATTTTCGTCGCTCACAGCGCCCCCGAATTAATCAGTTGAATCAGGCCGTCGATCGATTCACCCTGAGACGGTGCGGACGCTTTCGGAGTCGGACCTTTGATGCCCAGGTAACGCGCGACGAGGACGTGAACCGGCGGCGAATGGTCCCAATATCGAGTCAGCGCCGCCAGCGTGGGCAGGTCCATCTCGTGCCGCGCATCTGACCACGACCGGCAGGCGCCGGACATCACCAGATGCGCGTACACCTCATCCCAATCTAGAGACTCGTCGCTACCGGCTTTCCCGAAGTTTCAGCCTCCGCCGCCGACACCAGGCCGGACCGCTTCATCACGGCTTCCATCACAGCGTCCATGTTGCCGAGGTCGATCAGGTCGGCCACATCTGCCCGTTCGATGCCCGGGTAGTTGCGCAGCAGCGCCGCGTGCAGGCAGTCGACCACGACCTTCGCATCGCCAGCGCCGCCGCCGAAGTTGGCGATGCGGTCCATGTTCTCTTCGATGAACGCCAGGCTCAGCGGCGGAACCAGGAGCGTACCGATCGAGAATTCGACCGGCGTGCCTTTGTGCTTGAGGGTCGTAGTCATGATCAGCGATCCGGCAGTGCGAAGGTCATGACCTTGTTGTTCGCGTCGGCGTACAGGTCGAAATCGAATTCGGGGATGGTGAAATCGTCCTGTTTCGTCGCGAGCGACAGCTTGTTGGACGCGGCGTTGCCGGCCGTGATGATCAGCTGCTTACCCTGGTACGGCAGGTAGAAGTCGACCGCGAACGACGGCATGTATCCCATCTGGACGTTCATGATATCGAGCTTCGGCGCGGTGGTGCTGGTCGCGATGTACTGGTAGCTGATGTAGACGGTTTTACCGACGTCCGCAGCGGCGAAAGTGTAGACGCCAGCCGACACGCTGTACTGACCGGTGGTCGGCGCAGAGCCCACGCGAATCAGCGCGGAACCGTTGGCATCGCGCACGCCCAGGTCACGCGACCAGGTTGCGCCGCCCGGGACGGTAGGCGTCACGCTCGCGGCCACGGTCACGCCAGTGGTGTCGTACACGTCGCCGATCGAACCAAAGCTCAGACCCTGGCCGAAGATGACAGCGTTAAACAGCATGGCGTTCAGGCGCGCGGCCTTCGCCTTGCCGGCGATCTTACCCTTGCCACGGCCCGCCGTGATCGGGAATTGCAGGTTGCCGTACAGCTGCTTGGTGTCCCAGGACACGTCGAGGGAAACGTCCTGCAGCGTGCCGAATTCGACCGGGGTCGGGTTGGCGATCGCGTTGCCGAGCGCATCGATTGTGGGCGTCGCGATGAGCGCGCCAGAGCCGAACAGGTACATGGTTTATTCCCCTTCCGTGTGGGTGGTTTCGATGACGACATGGCCGGCCGCGTCAATCTCGGCAAAGCCGTTTTCTTTCGCGACGGCGATGTGCTCATCGTTCGAGATTTCGACCGCGCCATCCGGGCCCGGCGAATATTCGAAGCCCGCGACGTTGATCGAAGGGCAGGCGGTCGGGTCGTTTTGTTTCAGTTTCATTCTGTCACCATGATTGTGATTGGTACAATCGCCACGCCGATGTCGCCGAGCGTGCCCTCGTCGCGCGCGATCGTTCCGTTCACCCACGCATCGTGCACCAGGCCGCCGAGGGTTTGCGTTCCGTGGATCGGGTCCGGTTTGAACAGGTCCGTCACCACGTCGAGCAAGCCGTTGATCTGGATGGCCGGCGTGTCGTTCGAATCGTTTCTCGCGTACAAATATATCTCACCGGACATTGTATAGGTGCAAGGTAATCCGCGTCCACTTTTTGCGACGGTTTCTACGCCCTGGTTCAGGTACAGCGCCGGCATGTTGGAGCAGTCACCCCAATGGATCAGCTTGCGGCCCGTCTCGGCGAATGCGGTAAGGGTGGCCAGCTTCGCGAAAAGCCCGGACCAGATAGCCTCGCGGTTCATTCTTTTACACCTCGTGCAACTGCGTCGCGTAGCTGCGCCAGGTACGAATCGCGCCGCTCGGCCAGCGAGCTCGCGAGGTACTTGTACGCCTTGATTTTTCGATGCGCGGTGTGCGCCTTGACGGTGATCTTGCGCGGTTCCTTGACGGCCCGACCGAACGCCGTGGTCATCATGCGCAGGTGTTCCTTAACCGGCACATCGCCGTCGAAGCCGTTCTCGAGCGGGTATGCGTACTTGAGCGGCGCGCCCTCCTTGATGCGCGATCCGACCACGCCGGTCACGCCTTCCTTCGTCGACACGACGTTGTGCTGGATCGAACGCGCGAGCGTGCCGGTGCGCCGCTTGAGCAGCTGCCCCGATAGTTTGTTGCCTGCCACGTAGCCCTGCAGGTCGATCGTGATGCGAAGCATGGCGGCCGTCAGCTGCTGCCGCACCTTGGACGGGATCCCGCTCAGGTGCGCGACGACGGCATTCTCGCCGGTGACGGTGCCGGTGATTTCGATCATACGGGCGCCACGC